CACACTACCTCAGACTTCTTCCACCGCCGCGCTCTAAGGATTCGCCCACGCTCCCTGCTTTGGCTTGCTCATGTAACAGGGTTGTTTAAGAAGCCACCATCGACGTACCGCATGGATTCCGAGTTGGGCGTGGAAAGTACAGACGAAAAAAAGCCGCTTGCAACTGCGATCCCGGTAGCAACCTTGCCAAATGACCCTCCCACAGAGAGCATTTGGTAAGGCGGAATCGCATGTGTAAGCGGCCTTGATTTGTTTGTTACTTGCTACGGCAACAGCCCGAATGTATCACATACGAACAGTTGGTGCAAGATATTTAATAGGGATAAACCCTTACAGTCTCCTACGCAGACTGTACGCTCTGCCGCGCAGGGTGCATGGTAGCGGGGGCAGGATTTGAACCTGCGATCTTCGGCTTATGAGACCAACGAGGACGACCTGACTCCTCTACCCCGCAGCAAATGTTGTTGGCAACCGAGAACCCCCAGTCCTACAGCGATCATCTACTCATGTGAATACATCGACTGCTTAACCAACACGGCTGAGAACTGATAGGGGGCACTGCCCTTCAAGGCTCCGGCACTCTCGGAGTCAATCCCCATGCGTGTTAGTTGTTGGTGCCCCCATGAAGCAGGGTCGGCAGGACAACACTTCACTGAAACCTGCCCCGGCGCTGACCCGATTTGCACCAACAAGGGAAACCACAGCCCGCCCATCTCAAACACCGACAGCCTAGAAAACGGCGTCTGGTCTCAGCGGTGTGGCCCTTGATCAAAAGGCTCACGGCTATGGCTTCTCTTCTTGATGCTGTTCGCAAATTGTAGTCTGAAATCTCGCAACTTGCCGCAACTACCGCAACTGCGGTGCGTTTAAACATATCAAGGAATGAATTCAGAGAGTAGCTCATGAGATGAGCCACCTGATGTAAACTTGCTGGGCGGGTTCTCTCCTCCCGCAAATGCAGTTGCATTCCTTTTGCCCCGGCCTAGCGCCGGGGTTTCTTTTTGGGGGCTACCTCCTCCATCTTTTCCACGATGATTTCAGACCTTGGGTTCTCAGGGTCGAGCCTCCAGTATGTGTGCCGCTCCTTCACCTGACGGTCGTTCTCATACACCCTGTCTTGCATCAGGTCGAGGATCAGGGACTCATCCAAGTCCGGTCTGCGGCTGGCGTAGTAGATCACCATCGTCACCCTCAAGTCTCCAGTCATGAGCTTCGCCAGCGGCCTGCATTGCTGTTTAAACACATCAGAGTAGTTCAACGCCTTCTGCGATTTGATTAACCGGGACATGGTTCCGAACCGGACAACCCTCCGCGAATTTGCTTTTGATGCAGGCTCACCAAAAATAATTAGTGATAGGGCTTGCAATTCATGTATGATGGCACTATCATTCAGTTTCGTAGTCATATCAACCCAAGGAGAAAAGATGAAAATCACGAACGTTCACAACGTCCCGCAGCCGCTAGTGACTCTAGCATCCAAACAATACTACAGCAAGGGGGCATCTGATTACAGCGTCACCGAACTGATGTCTCCTCCCCGTGTGCGCCGCCTGAAGGAGAAGCATGATGCTGATCTGGTGCAGGATGTATCTCAGATGCTGTGGCCCCTGCTTGGCTCTGCCTTGCACGTAGTCATGGAGCGCGGCATCACTGACGGGTGGATCACTGAGGAGCGTCTGTTTGCCAAGATGGATGAGGTCACCCTCTCCGGTGCGATCGACATCCAAGAAGAAACGCCCGAGGGGCTGATCATCCACGACTACAAGATGACATCTGCGTGGGCGGTGATGAATGACAAGATTGAGTGGGAGCAACAACTCAATGTGTACAAGTGGTTGGTTGAGACCACAAAAAACAAGAAGGTGATCGGGCTTCGCATCTGCGCCCTGATCCGTGACTTCAGCCGCCATGAGATGGGCCGCGCTGGTTACCCGCAGTCCCCTATCCATGTGATCGAGTTGCCCATGTGGGACAGCTACAAAGCTGAGACATACATCCGTGAGCGTTTAAATGTTCACCGCGACTCTAAGGTCGCCGCAGACTTCGGTGAGTCACTGCCCGAGTGCTCACCAGAAGAACAGTGGATGTCGGAAACGACATACGCTGTGAAGAGAGAAGGTCGCAAGACAGCGATCCGTGTTTTGAAGGATGCAACTGAAGCCAGTGAGATGGCAGAAAAGGAGAAAGGCTATGTCGAAACCCGACTCGGAGAACCCAAGAGATGCACCGGGAACTACTGCGGAGTCGCAGACCACTGCGAGCAGTTCAAGCGATTCAAAGCCGCTAACGCAGTTTGAACAGCGCAAGAAAGACTGGTGGGAGTGGCACAAAGCAAACCCTCATGTCTGGTTGTTCTTTGAGCGGTTCTCAATGGAGGCCGTGCGGAAGGGGCGAAAGAAGATCAGCCACTGGCTCATCATCAATCGCATCAGATGGGAGGTCAACATTGTCACCACCGGGGAAGACTTCAAGATCAGCAATGACTACATCGCGTTTTACGCGAGGCTTTGGAAAGCAAAGCACCCACAGCATAAAGACCTGTTTACAACCAAGCGAATGATCGGAGAACCGAATGACACCGAATGAACTGCTCAAGGTCAACGTCAATGACCACACGGAGAAGAAGAACGGCCTGACCTACCTGTCATGGGCATGGGCATGGGCCAAAGTGTTGGAGGCTGACCCTGCCGCCAACTACGAGGTGAAGACATTCCCTCACATGGACAACCCCGGCCTGACTTTGCCGTACATGGATTTGGGAGGCTCATGTTTTGTTTGGGTCACTGTAACCATCCACGGCAAACCGATGACCGTACAACTGCCTGTGATGGACTACCGCAACAAATGCATCCCCGCTCCCAATGCGTTTGACATCAACACATCCATCATGCGTTGCTTGGTCAAGGGCATCGCCATGCATGGACTGGGTCTGTACATCTACGCAGGGGAAGACCTGCCAATGATCAACGATGAAGCTGACGCGCCAGAAGAAAAGGCAAAGCCAGCCCCCAAGGTTGAGACCGACCCACAGACACGCGCAGACGATGAATTATTCGTTGACGCCATGATCCAGTACACCAGCCTGTCGGCCAGTGTTAAGGATTTAAACAGCTACTGGAAGTCCAACCAAGGACAACTGGACAAGCTCAAGGTCACAAGCCCTGACCTCTACGACAAAGTTCGCAACGTCTTTGCCGATCTTAAAAAATCATTCACTCAGGAGTAAACCATGAAAGCATCAATCATCATCATCGCCGCGCTGGCCTTAACTGCGTGTGGCAAAAACGAAGTCAGCTTTAACTCATTGGAGGAAGCCAAGGGCACAGCGCGTGAGAATGCAATGTGGAACGCGCAGAAGTACCGCCAAGAGAACGTTTTGCTCAAGGGCTGGGACATTGTCGGGCGCGGTGACTCAACGCAAGACAACGCTTGCCCTCAAGGCGATGGCTGGGCCACGATGGAGTTTGTCAATCCAGAAAAAACACAGATCGTGAAGGTCAAGTGTTCCACGGTATCTGGCAACACCGGATGCTTGGAAGATGCAGACTTCAAGACCAAGCCGTTTGCCTCGGATGATGGGCACTGCCAGCCTACCAACAAGGTTCCCTACCCTCTGCCAAAGATTGCCAAATGATCGCAACAATCAGTTTTAGCTCAATGGCCGAATGGATCATCGGTGCTTACATCGCGGGATGCATGACCGGATCAGCATTCATGCTGTGGCTGTATACCCGCAAGTCCAACAAAAAATAACCCATCACCTATCAAAGGAAAAATCATGGAAAACAACGAACTGACGTTTGGGCAAAAAGCCTGTGGAGTTAGCTTTAACCCCGGAGGCCATCCCGGTGTGGCAATGATGAAGAATCAGTTTGCCGCCCTTGTAGACATTCTGCATACCAACCGCGAAATGAATTCTGATCCAGATGTCAAGCGTATGTTGAGCATTGCAATCACCGAAGCACAGACTGCGCAAATGTGGGCAGTCAAAGCAATCACTTGGACTAACTGAAAGGAAAAATCATGTCTGAAAAATTCAAACCATATCCCGATGCAGGTTCTCTCCGCGCCAGCGGCACGAAGAAAGGCCCGAAGTCTCCCGACTACTGGGGCACGATTGCCATCAACCTCAAAGACCTGACCAACATCCACACAGAGGACGGCCTGACGGTCGTGAAGCTCAGTGGCTGGAAGAAGGTTGACCGCGCAGGTAAGACTTACCTGTCGATTGCTGTTGATCGCTTTGTGCCCAACGCACAAGGTGCCCGTCAGGAATCTCAGGCGCAGTCCTTCCCTGATGATGACAGCGACATCCCATTCTGAGGAGAACAACATGGATTTGACCTACCAAGGAAAAGGATACGCTTTTGTGTCGGCAAATCCAGATTGCACTTTTGAGCAGTTTCAAAAGGCAACTGGATGCACCAAGCAATCATGGTACGACAGTCGGCACAAGGTAAAAAAGAATGGCGTGAGGTCATCTGCAAAACTTCAGAATGACACGAAGTTTCTGATTTCCAACCCCAACGCCACAGCCGAGGAATACATTGCAAAGTTTGGCGGGACTCAACACAGCTACAGCCAAGCTCGAGGCAGGGCAAAGAAATACTTGAAAGTTCGCGGCCTTGAGAAACTGATGACGCCTTTCCGTAAAAGAAAACCTACAAAGGTTAAAGCCGCCCCCAAAGCTGCCGAAGCTCCAAGCAATCCGTTTAAACAGGAAAACCCTGATCAGGTTCGCTTGGAACAGGCTTACGCCCGCGATGGTGTTGAGCAAATGAATGAGATCGTCAGTCTTGGCATCACGCCTGATTTCATTTGGTATGAGTCCACCATCATTCGCAACGACTTTGAGCGAACCATGAGCCGCTTTGAGCATCTGGTGCGTGTGATGGAAGCCCGTCAGGCGGACAACAACAAGGTGATGTCTCGCATGGTGGATGATTACAAGAAGCTGCGCGAGGAGAACAAGTCTCTGACCGCCATCTTGGAATCCAAAACCAATCCGGGAGCCTGACATGGCACTTCAATTTGAAGCTAGAAAAATTGCCATGAAGCAAGACAGAACAGGTTTTGTCTTGACGCTCTGCATTCATCCGGATGAGCTGCCAGATGAGCTAATCCGTGACTTTGTTGGGGCGCGGTATGGATGTGCGCTTGTCCGTATCCAAGACGATGAGTCTGCGACCCCGTACAGCAACCGAGTTCAAAAGGCTGGGATGCTGTGCCGGGATGAGAATTTCCAAGAGTTCATTGCCCAGCGTTTGGTTGGTCACTCAGTCAATGAGGATCAAACAGCGCATGCCCTGTGTAAACAGTGCGGCATTGAATCCCGATCTGAGTTGAACGGCAACGCCAAGGCTCAGGAAATGTTTGACGCAATGGTGATTGATTATGAAAACTGGACAAAAGATGACGCCTTCTAACAACTACAAACCTTTCATGGCGTACATCACGCCAGCGGACTACGCTCGACTGCGCAAGCTGTCTACTAAATCTAAGATTCCAATGTCACAGTTGGTGCGGGAAGGCATCTCTTCTCGCTTGTCCACGGGTAACCCTCATGTCGCAGGATTTAACGATGGTTTGACAAAGGCTGTGCAGATTGTCAGTGGACTGACTGCGTCTGAGATGCGGTTCCCATCGGGCAAATCCTTTGGTGAGTTGGTTGCCGAAGCTGTGATGGCGCAGGTCATTGTGGAGGAGAAGAATGAAAATTCTCAGGGGCCAGCGTAACCAGTGCCAAGGGTGCAAGGAATACTTCAACAGCAACTACGCTTTTGATAAGCACCGCACTGGCGATCATGGCAAAAACCGCAGATGTCTTACCCCGGCAGAAATGCTTGAAAAAGGAATGGCTTTAAACGAAGCCGGTTTCTGGGTGGGCAACCCACAACAATCACACTGGAGAGAAGAAGATGCAAACGAGGAAACTGAAGATAGTTCCGGCGGAGAAGAAGACTCAACCCCAATCCCTGTTAGACCCTAACTTTAAGTACGTCAGCGCGGCGGCAACAGACATCACGCAGACATGGCGCAGATTTGGTTGGAAGCCAATTGAAAACCGGAGGAAGCACTATGAAAGCGGTACTTGAGTTTAACTACCCAGAAGACACAGAGAAGTGCCGCAGAGCCATCCATGCAGATGAGGCATTCGACACCCTCTGGTCAATCCGTGAGAAGGTTAACAAGAAGTTTGCTCACAAGGCTGATCTGGAATCTGTGCTGCGGTATGTGCAGGAGATTGTGGATGACGCTTTGAAGATTTCAGGAGAAGACATATGAAGAAGCATTTCTGGGCCATATGGCAGGGCAAGGGCGTTTTGATGGACAAGGAGAACCGCCCGTTGATTTTTCCCCGTCTGGTGGATGCGAAGGTTTGGATGATTGAGCATCCATTTGCTCACGCACGGATTGTGAAGTGCCACATTCAGGAGGAAGAAGCATGAACAACAAAACAACTTACCGCCTACTGGCTGTGTTCCTGATCATCTTCTGGTCAGGGTTGATCTGGCTGAGTTTTCAACTGGCAACGCCTGAGAAACGGATTGATTGCAGCATGGCTGAGTTCCACCCGGACTACACCGCCGAGATGCGCAAGGCTTGTCGTGAACGCAGGAGCCATAAGTTATGAAAGACACCCTGAAGATGGCCCATGAAGCTGGGCTTAATGTTGGCCACGCAGGAACAACCAACACTGTGTGGGGTAGCGACGAAAACCTCGAAGCCTTCGAGGCCCTTGTACGTTCTGATGAGCGTAAAAGGTTTTGCGATGTACTGAGTCAACTGCATGATTCATATTCATTGGCAAGCGACCCAAGAGCCATCCGAGCAAGGAGAAACACATGACCAAAGAACGATTGATTGAGTTGGCAAAACAAGCAGGATGGGAATACGCCGACGGTGATCGTGGATTTGAACCGCTTTGGGATTTTGCCGAACTTGTTCGTGCTGATGAACGCGAGGCGTGTGCAAAGGTGTGTGATGCAGTGCATTCGGAATATGAAGGCGAAGAAGTGTCCGCAAGTTGGATTGCCGCCGCCATCCGAAACAGGGGAAACACATGACTGACAAACAACTACTGAAGCAGGCGCTGGAAACGCAGCGCTATGCGCTTGCTTGCTTGTTAAACCAGTTAAGCACAAAAGACAAACACGCTTATGCGGTTGAAAAGCTGGATGCAAGCATCACCGCCATCCGAGCAAGGCTGGAGCAGCCAGAAGAAAAATACACATACGGCACACCATTGCTGGATGCGTTTACCAACCCACCCGCACAGCCAGCACCTGCACAGCGAGAGCACATCACAGACGGAAGCCAATGCTGGTGCGAACCTGAAACAGATTACATAGACCCCGAGACTGGCGCAGCAGTCATCGTTCACAAGGAGCCGCAATGAAACAATTGATTGAAGACCTTATCACTGCGATGGAGTATCACATCGAGCAGACGCGCCCTGTCCACATGACAACCGTGGCGATTCAAGCAGCGAAGGATGCACTCAAGGCAATGGCTACCACCCCACCAGCAGCACAGCGGCAATGGGTTGGGCTGACGGATGAGGAAAGAAAAGAGATTGCCGAGCAGTGCATACAGCCTTTGATTTTTCTTGTGAAAGATCATGCGCAAGCCATCGAAGCCAAGCTGCGCGAGAAAAACACATGAAACTTCTACCCGCCATCCTGCTGGCGCTTCCTCTTGTGTCGCTGGCCGATGTTGACGCAACGTTCACACGGCGCAAAGGTGAAGAAGCGCGTATGGTGATCTGGGTTCGCATGGACAACGATCGGCTGCAACATTTCTGCGCATTGGCATCTGACAAAACAGGAAACTTTCTTGGCTGCGCCGTACCTGAGCCGTCTGGCCGTTGCACGATCTACACCAGCACAGAAACCACCCACGCTGTACTCGGGCATGAGTTGCGGCATTGCTATGAAGGAGCGTTTCACCAATGAACATCATTATCTACACCAAGGCCAACTGCCCCAACTGCGTGGCAGCCAAGCAACTGCTCAAGTCCAAGGGGCTGGACTACTTTGAATGTAGCGTAGACCTTGAGTCAAACCGCCTTGACTTGCTGACCCGATACCCCGAAGCCAAGCAACTCCCGCAAATCATCATCGACAAACAGCGTGTCGGTGGCTTGGCCGGGTTGCAGGCTGCGTTTAAACAACTGGGAATATGAAATGAACGAAGCAGGTAAAGGCGACAAGCGCCGCCCAACAGACGAATCCAAATACCAATCAAACTACGACAGCATTTTTCGCAAGGAGAAAAAACATGATGACACAGCCACTACGAACATCTTGGGCAAAACCGGAGAATCCTTTCACGGGAAAGGTTCCAATGAAGGAAGTTCCGATTCCCAAGGTGGTGATGCCACGTAAAGGCCACACCAAGTACGACGAGCAATTTGAGAAGCTGCTCACGTTTAAAACAGGCATTGAGTCCACGGAAGATGGATTTGAAATTTTGCGCCGCGCCATGCAACGGTTTGTTGAGAACCGTGGCATCAAACAAAAGGTGAGCATCCGCCGCCAGATAGACAAGAAAACCCGCATGGTCACACTGTGGCTGGAACCCAAGGAGAAACAATGAACCTCGACCCACGTAGCCCATTCAACTGGAGACTTGATCCCCGCCCCAGCATCTTTGCAACTGACCCATCCTTCCGCGCAGGTAAGAACGGCAAGAGCATCAGCGAAACTCAAACCGAGCACATGAACAAACGCCGCGATGAAGGAGAGGCTGTTGGGTACGTGTACGGCCTTGGCAAGGAGAGCAAGGAGAAAGTTGATCGTATGCTGGCCTACAAGCAGTTTGGCGTTTACTCCCGTGCCCAGCCGGTTAAGAAAGCCAACAAACATGAGGGGAAGGAATGAAAGACTGCCACAACCGATTCTGCGACTTCATCGGCTCCAAGGCTTTTGAATATGATGGCGGTTGGTCATGGGAGGTCTGGCAAGCCGCCTACAAAGCTGGCCTGACTGTTGCCGAGGCTCGGTTTAAACGGATGGGGGAAATCCCTATGACCGGGAAAGATGTTGCCGCCGACCTCAAGAGGATGCGTGATGAACAGTAAGAACCTGACGGCCAAGGATCGTAGGCACTTTGCTTTGATCAAGGCCATGTCTTGCGGTGTATGTGGCGCTCCCGGCCCAAGTGATGCACATCACATTGAGCAGGGGCTTCACTTCCTGTGCATCCCCCTATGCAAGGACTGCCATCAGGGTTCACACAACGGCATCCACGGGCGCAGGTCGATCTGGAATGTTTTGAAGAAGACGGAGCAGTCCGTCCTCAACGAAACAATCCAGAAGCTCACCGAGTCTCGCTGATCGCTTTCTTGATCTGCTGAATGTTGGCGGTCAAGTTGTTCTCAGCCTGACCGATGGTTGACAGCGCATCCTTCTTCTCGGAGCCAGACATTGGGGAGGATATGATCATCTGCTTCATTTCGCGGAACTGTTTCATGTCCTTCTCCATGTTTCTGACGTAGTCCTTGAAGGCCAGCGTACCCATGTTTTCACCAAGGTATTTGGCAAACTCATCAGGCTTCATGCTCTTTTCGAGCAGGTTCACCGTCCGCACCACGGTGTCCACCTCATCCTTGAGCTTGTAGTAGGCGGTGACTGAGCCACGCGCCTCGGGATCGGCCATGAAGCGTTTGATAACTGGCATCTGTTCAAACCGCTTGTTGGGCTTTGGACTGTCGCCATACAGGCCCATGACGGAATCCATCAGGTCGATCGCATACATGCCCATCGTGCCCGTGTAGCCCTTGATCACATGGTCAACCTTGAGAGGTGACATGCCCAGCGTCTTGCCGACAAACTCTGCGACAGAGGATGTCCCCGGCCCAACTTGGAACTCGGGCGCAACGTCCTTCATGCCCTGACCCACAATCTCCCGGCCAGTGAACATGTTGTAGTTCGTCATGGCTTCGACCATAGGTTTAAACACCTGCGGCACGTAACCCACTGGGTTGATTGGCAGCGTAGAAAGCGTTGCCCGGTACAGTGAGTCACGCAGGTCTTGGCCTGTGTCATTGCCAAAGCTGTAGCGGTAGATGCGCTCAGGGATTGTTTTAAACAGCGTACCCACTTCAAACGGGATTGGAATCTTCAGCCGAACGCCGGGGACGATCCAGTTGTTGTCCTTGGTTTCATCCTCTTGGGCTTCGTAGTCTGGATCACCAGCAACTGCTGCGGCGTACAAGAAGGATGTTGCAAACATCATGGCTGCACGGGCAATGAATCGACGCTGGATCAGCTTGGCATCCGAGGTGTTCATGTTGCCAGTGGCTGCGCGGTAGAACACATCCAGACCTTGTAAACGAGCGTTCAAGAACGGCACGGCGGCAGTCAGCACACGGATGATGGGAGAACTGCCCTTGCGGTTGAAGTTCAGGATTTCCCATGCGGCCCGGATGGCTTCAGCCTCATTGCCTGTTTCGCGCATGACACGGTCGTACACAGCAACACGGGTCGCTGCATCAGACGCAGTTGTGGCTTTCTCAAGACCATCCCACAGCGATGTAAACGGACGCAGAGCCACCGGCCCTTTGTTGCCTGCTCGCTTGGAAAGTTCCTTGGCGACCGTGCGGCCAGACTGCTCCACGTTCTCACTGAACTCATAGCCGCCAATCACACCAGCATTCATCAGAGCTTCAAAGCCGGGAGACTTGCGAGCGTAAGCCTTCCCGAAATTGATGACCGTATCAGAGATAGGTGTGATGTTCTGGCCGCTGGTTGCGTAGGCCGACAGCGAGTCACGAACCAAGTTGGCAAGGATGAAGCCGGGATCGCGTGTCACAGCCTCACGCAGCAGGTTGGATGGCCCAGACAGCAAGCCCATGAACGGGATGTCAGGCATGTGCAGACTCTTTACCGCATCAACGAACAGCGGATCATCAGACTGATACTCCTTCATCACACCGTTTTCAAGCACCTTGATTTTCTCAAGATCGCTGACGGTCTTGCCGGGTTGAATGTCGTGAACCACGCCAGCCTGTTTACCCACATCGCGGGCACGTTGGGCTGCGATGTTCTTCATGCCAGCGGCAATGGCTGACTGGCTGTTACGCACGACAGTTTCGAGGAAGTCCGCCAGCGGAGCCTCACCACCCTTCAATGCTTTGGGCTTCTTGACCCCAGAAATGGATTGGTAGATGTTCGGCCCCATCGTCTTCTCGCCGTCAAGCTGACGGAAGAATGGGATGTAGTCGTAGTACTTGGTGTACTCCTGTGCATCACGTTCAGACAGAACGCCAGCCGCCTTTTGGTAGGCAATCAGGTGGTTGTTGTACTCAACCCAGTCCTTGCGAATCTGCTCAAACTCAGGGAACTTCTGAGCCAACTCTTGTGCAAACGCAACATCACCCGGCTGGATCAGGCGCTCACGGCCTTCAGAATACAAACGGGCACCGCGTTTAACCGCAGAGTAGAACTGAAAGTAACGGTAGGCTTTGGGGTCGCTGTACTTTGCCAAGGGTTGCAGGATTTCCAGCAAACCTTTTTTGCTGTCATCGATTGTGGTCAAGCCATTCTTGATGACGGGCACACCGCCGCTGCGGCCACCGATACCAAAGGCAGACGCAGTCACACCAGCATGCATGTCAGACATCAGAGCGGCATGTTCTGCGCTGTTCTCAGCCATCATGGTGACGCCGCCCATCTTCTTGGCTGCTTCCTTGTCGGCCACGCTCAGTTCGTTGTAGCGGTTCAAGAACTGCTGGCGGTACATGCTGTAGTTCTCAGGCTTGAGGGCGCTCATCATGCGGTCAAAGAAGCCCTTCTCCTCGCGCACAGTGGTGGTCTCATTGATCCGGTTCTCAGCGCCAGCAGAAATCTGTGGCAAGCTGTAACGGACATCTTTAACTTCTCGGTTAAACGCACCCTCATTCCCGGTTGCAGACTTCAACTGGTAGGAGTTGTAAACAGCGTAGTTCTTCTTGCCAGCTTTGTTTTCACGGACGGCAAAGCCATCAAAGCCGTTCTTGCGAATGGCTTCTTGAACAAAGTCCTGCTCAATGGTCGCAAAGTAACCCTCCTCAATTGCACCCTTGAGGCGATTGAGGAATTGGTTGATGTTGACGCCGTTGGCTTCTTTCTTGGCAATGACCTTGCTGTTGTTGACGATCCATTGATACAGGCCATTCACATGGTCAGGGTTCTGGTAGTCAAAGATGTTGAGGCCGCTGGCGTACAGGGGCATGATCCTGATCTTCGCTGGAGACAGGGCATTGATTTCATCGTAGACAAGCTGCTCCAGATCGCCGCCAAAGAATGAGCCGTATTTGGGGTCTCTGCGTTCAACCTTGCGGATGATGTCTTTGGCTTCTTCTTTGGTGATGCTGCCCTGCTCAACGGCCTTGTCTGTGGCGCGTTGGAACATGGCGACCTTCTCTTCTTTGCGCAGGGCGGCGTAAGCCATCTTGCGGCTGCGGTCTTCATCTTCGCTGGCAAAGCCTTCAGCCTCTTCTGGACTTTCCGAAATGAAAATGGCTTGAGCCTCCCCGGCAGGAGTGAACTCATAGAACTCACGGGATGTGCCGTGGTACATCACCTTTGGTGTGCCGTCAGGATTGACGAACTGCGTCTGGCGGATGAACTTCTTGAACTCCGGTGTGTCGGGCGTACCAGCTTCTTTGACCGCAGCTTTGGCTTCTCGGACGCTGTCAAAGCTGACCCGTTTGAGACTTTGCTTGCCACCCTTCTCGGCCAACTCACTGACTGTGCCAAGATAGTTGACGGGCGCGTTGTGGTTCAGGACGACCATCATGCCCATAGAGGGCACTGCGTAGCCATCGTAACCAGCGTCAATCACTTCGGTTTCAAAGTTGTTTGAGTCACCCTGAGCGCGTGTAAACAACTTGCTCATCTCTGGGCCGGGGCCAAGGATGTTGTCAAACTGCTGGCTGTAAACGTACTGGCCTAAGCCCGCCTCACGCAGCGGCATTGTGCCATCTTCCTTGGGCACGTAGAAGTAAACACGGTTCTTGATGCGCTCATCAAACGCATCTTCTAAGCGGCGGCGTTCAGCGCCACGGATGCCTGTGCCGTACTTGCTGCCAGAAAGCTCTTGTACTTTTGCAGTGCCGTAGTGGGTGCCTGTGAAGGTGGAGGCGTTGGGCTGCTTTGTGCCCAGCGTTACGCCACCCTTGGCTGGCTCCTGCATGTCTCCAGCGCGGCCTTCATTCCATGTCCACTCAGGCATCAGGCCAGCCTTCTGGTCTGCAAACACGGTGTCTTCCGCTTTGGCTGATTTGTTCTTCTGCCCCTCTGGGCCAAAGTTCACCCAACTGTTTTGACCTCTTGTCTCAGAAGTCAAAGCGCCAATTGCTGGGCCTGTAAACAGCCTTGCATGAGCCTGCCATGCATTTTCTTCCCCACGGGCACGAAAGCCTGCGCCCTCAATTCCATGACCAAATGCGTCATGAACAGCCCTGAACAAGTCGTTTGCCAACACTGGTGCAAGGGGGCCGTTTGGCCCGCCGATGGGCCACTCAATGTTGGTTTTTTCCAGAAGCGGGTTTGCCTCTGGGCTGAAGTTTTCTTCGCTTCCAAAGCCCTCGTTTGTTGGGTACACGCCCATCTCTTTGTTGGCGCGAATATCCCGCATCGCATTCCAAGGCGATGACAAATATTCAAGGTTGCTTTCGTTGCTGGTGTCGATGAACCAGAATTTGTACCCGGCATCTTCTAAGGCGCGGTACTGATCTTCCGTCTGCCTGATCAGGTCTTGATACGCAGCTTTGACCTTGGGGTCTTGCGGAGCATGCTCCATCGCGGCGTACTCATCGGCAAGTCGCCGTGCGCGATCCTCATCCACATCAACGTAAGACGCCTGACGCTTTAGAGAGATGCCTTTTTGGGCTGCATATTTTTCTGCGACCGCAACAATTCTTGGGTCTGGGCCATGAAAGCCTTCGACTGATGGCGCATCCGCAAGAGGCGTAATTGTCCGTCCCTCTTCTCGTCCGCCTCGTTCTCCAAGCGAGAGCTTGGCTTGTTTGCCTCTTGTGCCGGGTCTTTCGGCAGGTTGTTCAGATCGAGTGGTTGGTTCATTCTTTTCTCCTTTTGATTTCAACCCGCTTGGAGTTGCCTTAGCAACAGGGCTGACACCCTTCTCACCGCCTCGACCTCCTCGGGATTCCGCATATTTTGCGGCTCCGTCACTGAATCCGTAGGATGGGGAGAAGACTCCCATTTTGGTGAAGAGTTGCTGCTCGTAGAACCAAAGGAGGGATTGGACTTGGTACGGCTTGATTCCTGCATTTTTTGCTACCTCATTGACAAGTGCTTTGACCGCTTTGCGTTGCGGCTCGGTAGGTGCATCGATGATCTTTCCATCGGCATCAGTCATTGTGCCAAAGTATCGATTGAACGTTCGGGTCATCCACTTGTCAACAGTGACATCGTGAATGCCGTTCAGGTTTGAAACAAACGGGCCAACCTTCGGGCCAAAGGCGTAAAGCCCCGGCACGGTGTCGGTCAACTTGCCGCCAATACCGGATTTGATATTACCGTACTTCTGACGGAAATCGTTGATTTCCTTGACCGAGTGATCGGTGAACAACCACTCAAGGGCTTTCTTCTGACCCATGTCCTTGACCATGCGATCAAGGAACTCAAGTTGAATTTTCTTGTTGGGTGACTGAGTGCCACCCTGCCACAGACCGCCGGTCTCCGGATTGTTTCCGGGGATGTCTTTGGTTGCAACGTAGTGCTCGTATGCCTTGGCGGCAATGTTCCAGTTGTCGCGGGCGTTGGTCTGCGGCGACATGATCCCGGCCATGACGCTGAAGAGCAGACGGTTATCTGTTTTGCCAAGCTCGGGCAAAAACTTTCTGGTTTGTTTAAACGCTTCCTTGATGTCCTCTTCGTACCAGTCAAGGCCGGACTTCTCTTGGGCCAGTTGGTGCTTGACCTCTTCGGTCGCAGCCTTGACCGCATTGTCAAAACTCTGGCTGTCGTTGTAAGACAGCTTGGAGCCGCTGCGCTCTTTGACTTGGTCATCAAAGTATTTGCCAATTAGATCAACCGTGGGCTTGAGCTTGGCTGGCTTGGTCTCACCCTCCTTCAGGGGGGCTTCAAATTTTGGAACCTCTTCTCCGCGCACGATTGGGAGGCTCAATTTCTCAGCGCCCGCAAGTTTGGCGGTGGATGGCTTCAGTTCCCCACGTTCGATCTTACCAAACACACTCTCTGCGGTCTGGAAGCCTGCGCCCGTGAAGCCATTCTTCAATGCCTCAAAGAACTTCTTGAGCTTGGCATGGAGGGACGCAAGCATGCCGGGAGGGGCATTCTTGATGTCAAAGGAGCCGAACGCATCAGCGATGGCTTCCTCAATGATTTCATCTTCAGTCAAGCCCAGTTTGCGGTAACCCTCAAGGCGGCTCATCCGCTGGCCGTCAATCTCAGTCTGCTGAGAGCCGAGGTATTCGTTGACCCATTTGTTCTTCGCCATGTTCTGAAGAACAGACCATTGCTGCGGCGTGAAGAAGCCCAAGTCTTTCAGGGCATGCACCGACTCATGGCGCATCGTCTGAACGGGGTTTGGCTCATCCAGTGCAATGCTCACAAGGCGGTTCAGGTACTTACCCCCTGCACCGTTCTCAAGTTGCTTGACAATCTCAAGGCCAACATTGCTCAGGCCAAACTGCTGCATCTTGGTTTCAAGGGTTGCCTTGAGAGCCGCGATCTGGTCGGCGTTAAATGTTTGTTGCTGCTGCTGTTCTTGATGCTGTGTAAACACCTCTGGGCCGACGGCTTCGCGCACCACATTCTCCGCCTCCTGCATGGAGGGGAATGTGCCGATGGGTTGGCCGTCCTTGGTCAGGGTGAACTGCTGCTGGGTCTGCGTCTGGACTTCTCCGGGCATATGAACCAAGTTGCGGCTCAGGTACTCGTTCCTGTCCATCAGTTCTTTGATCTGCTGGGAGGCTACATCCTTGTCCTGCTCAACCTTCTGGCGGGCAGCGGTGTACTCTGGGGTGTTGGCTTGGCCTGTGGCCTCCATCACCTCAATGGCCTGTTCCTGCTTCTTGATGCCTTCGTTGATTTTCTCAACCTGCTCAAGAGTTTTGGCGGCTTCCTGCTTGCGGATTTCGTTTAAACGCTCAATCTTCGGCCCGACTTCTTCGGCAGCCTGCACAGTAGCCAAAGGTGCTGTACCACCTTCTTCCATGATGTGGTGCTCGACGGGGGCTTCAAACTGGCCGACATTCTCAGCGATGACCTGATGGCCTCCGGGCAAGTCGTAGGTTTCTGGAGGAGCCTCGGCTGGAGCCTCTGGGGCATTGGCTGTGGCCGCTGCAAGTTCCTTGTCAAACTCAATCTGTTCTTTTTGCTGGCGCAGGTATTGGTCAAGGTTGTAGTCGCTGCGCATCTCCGACATCTTGACCGGTGTAAACGCACCGCCGGTCAGGGCACCAACCGCTGCATCACGCAGGGCAGAGCCAAGAACACCTTGAGTGACATCACCCTCGAGCAAGCCTTCACGCTGCATTGCAAGGTTCTGCGCATACTGACCAAAGCCACCCTGAAGACCTTCAAGGGGAGCTTCACCAACAATTGAACGCAGGGCTGCACCGCCGAGCGATGGGGCTGTGACAGCCTTCTCGGGCAGTTCCTTGATGCCAGCCTCAACGGCTTCTTTGCTCAGTTTGCCCTTGCCAGCTTTTTGGATGGCTTTGCGGACGCCACCCTCAATGCCTGTAAACGCATCAAGAGCACCGAGGAGACCGCTTCCGCCAATCTCCAAGGCTTTGTCCATTGAGTATTCCTGCGCCTGAATAGCAAGGCGCTCGGCTTCCTCTGGCTTGTAGCCTTTTTCAAGGTAAGCCTTCTTGACCTCATCATGGACGCTGCCTTTGTACTCGCCAACGCCTTGGGCTGTACCCATAGCGATCTGGCCCAGACGGACAACACCCAGCGCCAAAGCGCCTTCAGGCGCAGCAAACACAGTGGCAAGACTTGCAGCCAGTGTGGGGGCAGACGTACCAAGGGCTTGGGCAACGGATTGAATGGGAGCTTCAGCCACACCGCCAAGGAACGTTTTGGCTTCTTGCAGGAAGCTACCGGACGCAGTAGCCCGCTTCTCCAGTTCCTGACGGCGGGCCATCTCAGCCTGACGCTCAGGAGAGATGCCAGCCTGAACCTCTTGAGCCTTCTGGCCCAAGTAATTGGAGGCGTCATTACCAGCGCCAAAGACATCGGCAACTGTCTTGGCTCCGCCAATCAGGCCAACGCCGAGCGAACGGCCAATGTCACCAATGGATGTGGGTGCGGATGGAGCACTCTCCAACTCCGCCGTGGACATCTTGGAATAGTCAGTTGGCCCAGCCCCCAGTTGAGGCTGTTGCATTTGACTTTGAACAAACCGAAAGATTTGACTGTCTGTTGCGCCTTCTGGTGCATCAACTGAGTAAATCTTGCCATCAGGAGCTTGTACTTTATGGATTGGCATTGGTTTGTTCCAAAGTATTTATTTGACTATTCTAAATCCAGCAAACTCCTGTCCATCCTGTCCTGCGCCGCCATAAACACTTTGTGCTGTAGCCTTGTGCTGATTGATTTTGGCTTGAATCTGCGAATTGATTTGAGCCACTGCACGGGCGTCATTTGTCTTTTGGGCGTTGATCAACTGCATGTTCAAAAGTTTCAAGCTGGTGTCTTCTGAAATGGCTTTTTCCACCGCAGCACCAATTTTGGCTTGAGCGCCCAACTCAGATTTGTCATAGCCTGTTGCCATGCGAGTTGCCATGCTCATGACATCTGTGTTGGACTTGTTTTTGTTTTCGGGGTCTGCACGGAGCAGGTTGTAGATACCCATAGCGCCACCCTGCTGTGCGGCTTTGGCTCTTTCGATCGCCAACTTTTGAAGTTCAAGCTCACGGGTTTGCGCAAGATGAGCGGCTTGGTAGCCCGACTGGTTGATGAGTCCGGTACGCTGCAAAGCCTCTTCGCCGCCAGCGCGTTTGGCTGTGAGGTCAAGCTGAGTGGCTTTAAACACATCATCACCAGCGCGTTGACCAGCCGTTTGAGCGGTTTGGTAGTTGCCCTTCTTGGCTGCAACCTTCTGTTGTTCAAAATTGTCGCGGGCGTCTTCCAGTTTCTCTTTGGCGGCACGGCTTGCGGCTTCACCTTGGATTAAAGACTGAATGCCCTGACGGCCTTCGTTGCCCAGAGCGCCAGCAAGAGTTCGTTCTTTGCTACCTGCGATACCAAAACCAAGGCTCATCAGGTTCATGGCTCGGGTCATGGCCAAGTCTTTTTCCTGAGAGGCTTTGCGGGCCTGCAACAGTTCTTCCCGTGTCTCAAAACCGGGTTTGTCAAAAGCCTCAAGTTCAGCCTGAGAAGCCTTGATGGCTTTCTCTGTGGCTTCCTTTTGCTTTTTGTCCATACCGCTAACGATGGACGCATAGTCAATTGCCTCTGGGGGCTTTTCAGGAGTCCAAGGTTGGTTTGGTTTAGCCGCAAAAGCGGTAAGTCCGGGTATCTTGTTGCCACCCATAGGCGCACCAGCGCCGGGTGCTGCAACTTGCGGCATCACACCGGGAGGGGTTTGGATTGTGGCTGGCGCAGGGTTTACAACATTTGCAGATTTGGTTGCAGCAGGAGGCTGTTGGGCCATTTGCCTTTTGAGCATTTCTTGCTCCAGCGCCAACTTGCGTTTCCACTCTGGCTCTTCTGGTTTAAACACCATGCGCTCCAGAAGCGATCGGCCAACATAGGGAGACTGGGTTCCGGCGGCGGACATGATTTCACTGCCACCCATCGAGTCAGGCATATCCATGCTGACAGGCTGATCCATGTTGTTTGCAAAAGCCACAATGCCACCGCCAGCATAGGACTCGGGAAGGTTGGATGGCAGGGTTTCCACACCTTGGTCTTCTTGGGCCGCTTGTTGCATCACCTGTTGGGCCAGAGGCTCACTTCCCTGCGCAGGAGGCATACCAGCGCCAGCAGCTTGTTGGGCTGCATGGGCTTTGGCTGCGTTCAGCTTCTGGGTCAGTTCCTGAACCAGTGGAATGCCGACATAAGGCTTGATCGAGCCGCTTTGAATCTCAGCCACCAGACGCTGCTGGAGGGATTGAAGTTCTTGCGGGTTGTTCATCCGTTGTGCCATAGCTGCCATCGAGGCAGCGCGGCGAGACATCTCATCTTGGAGGCTATTGAGGCTCATGACCAATCCTTATGATTTACCCATTGCGTTTGCCAGACCAACGCCAGCAATACCCATACCAGTGATTTGGTTTGCCAGTGTTGGTTGGGCAGAATACTGGGTTGTAGTTTGACCGGGCACAGCATAACCACGCAACAAAGCATTGAAGTTGTTGAGGTTGGTAAGCGGCTGCTGCTGCGCTTGCGCGTAGTTGTTGATTGCGTTGTTGATGATGTTCTGCTGCTGGGCTTGCTGCTGACCACCAATGGTGTTCTGTAAACCAAGGATGCCCATCTGGGTTTGGTTTTGCTGTGTGCCCAAGGAGCCAAGGGTATTGGCCGCTTGGTTTGCCAAACCGTATCCGGCCTGAGCGCCGCTGACACCTTGCAGACCAACTTGAGCGCCCTGCATACCTTGAGCCGTGCCAGCCAGTTGACGATCCACACCCTGCAATCCCATGCCCGCGCCTTGGATGCCGGTTTGGTAGGCTTGGTTGGCTGCGTTTACACCAGACAAAGCGCCTTGTTGGCCTTGCAGCGCAGCACCAATGCCGGACAAGCCAAGCTGACCGCCCTGCAAAGCAGTTCCCAAACCAGACTGCGCACCGGACAAACCTTGAAGGCCAAGGGTGTTGCCATACTGCATGTTCTGCATGGCTTGGGCGTAAGCATTCTGCAAGCCTGTGGCTTGGTTCATGTTCATGGTGGACTGCAAAGCGCGGTTGGCTTCTGCATCCTCAATCGCCTGACGGGCACCACCAAAAGCACCAGCCCGAGCGGCGGCAGAACCGCGAGACTGCGCGGCAATGTCAGCTTGACGCTGTGCGGCTTGGTTTTGAAGGTCGGTCACACTCTGCAAGTACGGGTTCATGTACTGCTGAATGGCGGCGGCGTTGGTCGCTTGGTTGGCGTAGTTCTGCCCAGCCGCAGCTTGTTGAGCGGCGTAGTTCTGGGATTGGTTGGTGATCTGATTACCGGTATTTTGGGCGTTCAATCCCATCATGCCGATCTGAGAAGACAGGTCACCGTAGCCCTGAGCGTTACCAGCCAAATTAGCGGCTTGTTGTCCGTAGCCAGCACCCATGTTGCCGTAGTACTGACCGCCTTGTATGCCAAGCTGTTGGCCTTGCTGGCCGGATTGGAAACCCGCATTGCCGTAGCCAAGAGCTTGTTGGGCAGACTGCATGCCGCCCATACCCGCAGCATTTGCCAAATCGGTTCCCTGTTGAAACTGACCGGGCATCTGCAAGTTCGCAGCGTTGTTCTGAACTTGCTGTTGCAAAGGACTGAAGCCAGCCACATAGTCAGCAGGGTTGGTGCTGTACGGGGTGTACGGCTTTGTCCCGGTGATGTCTTGCGCATAAGCCTGATTGCCATTGGCATCCAAAACAGGAGTGCCATCAGCATTCTTGAGTGCTGCACCTTTCTGCGTAGTGAACAACTGCTGCGTGGCCCCGCCAAGCAATTGTTCAACCTGCGGGCGAAGCCAATCAGGAATGTTGGATTGCGTAACGGTTGAGTTTGTTGGGCCACCGCCGCCACCACCAAGGTGATATTCACGGCGACCGTCACGGCTGTAACCGTTAAATTTGTTTGGGATGATCATAAAAGTACCTCAACCAATGTGTTGCGTGGCTCAAAGTTGTATCGCTTCCAAAGGCGAACGATGGCATCACGGCCATACCCTTGAATTTTTGTTGCGCCACGGTTTTTCATCAAATTCTTCAACTGCTCAAATGTGTCTTCACTGGAAATCAGCTTGCCACCGATTGCAGTTACAAACGCCACACGGTGAAGCGGGTAGTTGATAAACGACACAGTGGCCGCACCGTGGATCACGTTTTCATCATCTACAGCAACCAGAAGCAGCCATTGACCAGATGTGACAAAGCCCTGAATGTGATCGACTGTGTAGCCAGCCGCCCACTCAGGGAAGTCTCCACCCTTTTTCATCGCCTCATCAATGTACGGCTTGACCAAAGGCCAAGTCTGTTGGATGTAATTCACATCAACGGGGCGAATGGTCAGGTTCATTTTTTACCAACCAAATTTGCAATCCCGCCTTTGGCGTAGTTGCGGACAACAGGCGTACCACGCATACCAGCCGATCGACTGTAAATTGGTTGCTGCGGGCCTGAGCTACGAGCAGCTTGATTTTGAAGTTGGTTCCAGTCACCTTGCGACTGCTGCCCAATCATGTTGTTGGCGGCATTGCGAATGATCTGGTCGTTAAACCCTTGACCCCGCGCTTGGTTGTAGAAGTTAGCCTTGTCCTGCATGGTTCCATTTTGCAAGCCGGGTGTCATGCCCATAGCCGCACCTTGCAACCATCCCCATGCTTGGGGAGACTGCTGACCAAAAAGACCGCCCGCTTGGTTGTAAATCTGTTGATCAGTAAATCTGTTCTGAATTGCATTGCGGTACATGTTGGCTTTATCCGCCATGCTGCCTTGGCTCAAGTTCTGATCCATGTTCAAGAACGAGTTTGAGTAAGGGCTGTATGGATTGTTTGACCCATATTGCCCATAGCCACCACCCTGCATCTGACCGCCAAACATTGAAAACGGTGTTTGCATTTGAGGGATGCCGCCAGATGGTTGCTGACCATACTGGCTCACATTCATGTTGTTGCCAGTGTTGTAGTTCTGGTACTGTGGCTGGTACACAGGTTGGTAGAACTGCGCCGATCCGGGCATGGGCCGATTGCCGGGAGCCTGTTGACCTGCATACTGCACCAGTTGATTCCAGTCGGAATCTGATTGGTTGCCAAACACCGTATTGGCAGACGAGCGAATCTGTTGGTCATTAAAACCTTGACCAAGCAGCGTGTTGTAGATGTTGCCTTTTTGCTGTGCCGTCACATTTGGGCCTTGAGCCTGCATCAATGTGTTGTAGCCAGCCTGCGTGTTTACACCCAAACCAGTCCAAGGTGTGGCTGAATTTGGGTTGTATGCAGGAGTTGTTGTGGCCGTGGTCGTAGTCACCGGAGCCGACACTACGGGCGCAGCATAACTGTCCCCTTCATTCGGGTAAACCCTGATACCAGCTTGGTAGCCACTGTATTTGATTGGAATAATCATGGCTGCTCCTTATGCGGGCATGTACTTGGCAGGTTTGATCTGCTTGCCTTGGGCAACCTTGCCTGTACGGGCCTGACGAACTTTGTTCATCATGGCGTACAACTGTTTGGCTCCTGCATCTGTGGAGCCGTTACCCAAATGGGAGACTACATCTGCGGGCACAACAAATTCACCGTCAGCCAAACGGGCTGGGCGTTGACCACCAATTGTTGCTGGGATGTTGTCGGACATGCCATCACCGGGGCCGCGCAACATCTGACCGCCGTCAGAATAGCTGCCCAGATTGGCAATGCCGCCATGAGCCATATTGGCTGTGGGGTACGCATCTTCACCGACTTGGCGATCGTAGCCGCCAGAAGCCAAAGTTGTGATGCCGCCTTCCGCATACATGGACGGACGGTAGTTGCTTGGGTCGTAGTGGAACCGCTTCAGGACGCCGTTGTATTCTGGGACACCGGGCATTGGGCGGCGACCGCCAGTCGCACCAGCCAGCGCCGCAGCACCCATCTTGAACTTGTTGTCCATGATGTATTTGCTGGGGTCTTGAATCGCTTGTTGAAACGATGTTGGGCCAACAGCGCCCGGAGCGGCAACTTGCGCTGGAGGCAATGCAGAGATGCCCGGAGTCGCAGATGCGCCAGCTTGCAAACCAGACTGCGCCAGTTCGGGTGCAGCATTTGACAATGTGGTAGCTGCCGAGGGTGCGGTGAGCATGGAGCTTCCAAAGTTTCCCGCGCTTATTGAAGCTGGCGATCCAGCGCCAAGACTGCCAAGGTTGGCCCCTGCCGTCTGACCAAGCGTTGTGCCCGCCGTGCTGGCTGTCAAAGGAGTTTGTGCAGCCACATTGGCTGCTTGAGCCACTTCTGGTGTCAATGCTGCGGTTGTTCCGGGCATTGCACCACTCAAAGCGCCGCCAATCCCACTCATGGCCCCGCCCGTCAGGCCACCCATCAAAGCACCCTTCAGGGGGTCACCGCCAGTGATAGCAGCAGAACCGCCACCCATCGCAGCACCGAGAAGCGCAGCTTCACCAATACCTCCATCGATGTAGTATTTGCGAATACCATCGCGGGAATAGCCATTGAATTTGTTTGGGATCAGCATTTAAACGCTCCTGTACCTTGGTTCATTTTATATGGTAGAGCCATAAAAGCCAAATGGGCTTTTATCCGACTTTCCAGTTTGTTCCGTCTGAGTAGACGGGCACATTTACAGTTCCGCCACCAACAACATTTGACCCAAACACAGGGGTCAAGGCGTTGGTCACAAAAGACCTTGCTCCTGCGCCAGCCGTAGCTGCGCTGGGTAGGGTGGCAACGGTGTAGTTGGTGAGGGCGGGTACATCATCTGCGGCTTTGAGACGAGCAATGAAATCGTCCAGCCGGTTGAAGTACAAACGGAGGACGCTGTTCAACTGATCGGCATACTTGGCGTCCCAAACCCTTGGAGCCAGCGGCAGGCTTGGGGCTGCAATTTTGTCGATCGCATAGTCTGTGGTGACAATTTTGCTCATCGACGGCCATCCTGCCTGATGTCAATTCGAGGAGCGCCAAGCTGCCAAGTGGTGCCAATTTGGTTTGACTCAATCTTGAAGATCAACTGACGGCCACGCACCCGTGTGTAAACCTGACCGGTAAACTGTTCGGTGTTGTTGATGGTGTATGCCTGTTTAAACTTTACCGTGTCAGCATCAGATTTACCAATCCCGGAGCCTGAGTTTTGCAGGGGGTACAAAGTCATGGTGACCTGCGGAGGTAAACCATCTGGCGAAGTGCTGGAATCTTCAAAGGTCAAATCAGGCAAGACGCGCCAGACAAAACCAAATTGGTGCCCATCTCCAATGTCAAATTCAGAAGAGGAAATGTAGGCATTGATTGCCCGGATGTTTCCTGTCTCCTGATCATCAACACCATTTTCGTGGTTGACCAGCCTGTTGTTGTACGTGGCGGCAATCGGGAACGCCAACAAGCCGGAATCCAGCCAAGCTGTTCGAGCCATAGTGCCGTAATACCAGTTGTCTTCCAAGTAGTTGTACACAACGTACTTGTCGATGGTCGATGAATTTGCCGAGCAGTAGAACCACCAGACTTCATTGAAGCCCTCATTGGTGCTCGAGTACACCTGTTGGTTCTGAATTTGGTTGATGTCTTGGAACACGTAGCGGCGCAGGTCGCAATTGAGAGTCTGCACACGGCCATCGTATTTGTAGAATTTGTCCACACCCATCCAGTACACAATGCCTGACGCGAGACTGACTGCGTTCGGCCCCATGACGGAGATGTTGTCACCCAGCAATTGACTGCCCCACACATACGGTGGGCCAAGGTATTGGAGGGAATACACAGCCTGATCGGTCAGGACAACAATTTCCTGCCGGGTTTGGATGGCGGTGATGATCTGCGAGCCATGAGACAGTCTGACGCTACCCGCTTGGTTGGTTGCTTGCGGAGTCCATGTGTACGGGTCTTCCTGCGCAGACCAGCGAATCAGCATGGGGTCGAGATAGTCAGCGCCGTAATCGTTCGTGCCAAACACAAGAATGAACCGGGATGTGTCTGAAACGATGATGTAGTTCTGGAACAGTGGTGTGTCCGCATCTCCTGCGTCAGCAAGGTCAACGCCCCGCTGGGAGATGTATTGAATGCCGGACTGTGTTCCAGAAGTATTGATCGCTGCACCGCCGATCGTGGTGGACAAGTTAAATGTGCCGCCCGTCGAATTTTTGGCAAAGTACACCTGACCGACCGTCAAACCGGTTGGCAACGCCCCAGTTGATGCCAATGTGAAAGCCGTACCTTCAGGAATTGAAAACCCAGTTGGCAGTGTGACAACCCCCGGCGATGCAATGGAGATGGTGATCTGGATTTGGCTGTAGCCAACGCTGGCGTTCCAGTAATACAAGCCACCACCACGGGGGCCGTAGACCAAATCTTCACCGTAGTTGTAAGCGTTCCAAAGCTGCAAAGCGGAGCCAGTGGACTGAGCGTAACCCCATGTTCCAGAACCCCAGCCGCCAGCGCCCCAACCAAGCAACGGGACTTGATAAGAGGGGCCGGTGTTGACTTGGTACTGGGCAACGGCGCTTCCGCCGCCGGGAGAACCGGAAACATCAGCAGCGGTGGCTGTTGCCGAGGCTGTGAAGGTGTACTGGTTGGCGTTGACAACAGTGACTTCAAATTCACCCTTCAGGACAGCAGCCGTGATGTTTCCACCCAAACCAGTGATGCCAGACCCGCTGTACGTTACGAAGTCGCCTGTCACGCAGCCATGACCAGTTTCATTGACTGTGATGATCTTGGAGCCAAGCGTGGCAGAAAACTTGTTGGTCAGCGTAACCGTCTTGCGGATTGGCGTGATGTCAAAAAACGCACCGCCTTGGCAGATGTAGTATTTCAAGTTGGTGCCAACACCAATCAAGTTTAAACCTGCCAGCGTCACCCAGTTCCAAAGGGAGCGGCAAACACCCAAAAAGGTGTTTACAGAAAACTGAGTCCAGCCGCCGATCTTCTCAGGGTTGCCTTGGCGGAAGCGAATTTTGTCGCACTCGTACCAGCCGCCCTCGGTGGTGTATCGGGTATTTTCCCGGTTTACACCGGGCTTGAGCAGGATTTTTTGTAATGGCATCGTTTACCTTCAGGTGGTAAGAGCCGCCAACGCTTTGTTTATACGGTTGATGCGGTCATCAAGTCCGATTGTCCCACCATTGATCCGCTTCGTCATCCCCACGTAATTCCGTGTATCTGCGAACTGATTGAGCTTTTGGGTGTCCCAGAAGAACCCTGCTGTCAGGGCTGCGTACTGCGGGGTAGAAACCAGATCGGGGTTCATGATGAAATCCACGCCCAGCGCCTTACCAGCGTGGTAATAATTGGCCGATCCGGTGGTCTGGATGCAGCCACGACCACGGAAGCGGTAGCCGTCCCCAGAAGCCTCATCCCGGTTACCCATGCGGTTGGCATACACACAGTTGGCAATCTTTTGCGGGTTCTTGGCGTATTGGTTGGCAATTTCCAGCGTGGGAAATCGTTTGGGCCAAATCTTCATCAGGCCAGCGGCGCTGTAATACAAGCCCTCTTGCAAAATTGAGAAGTTGGCGCATTCATGGCCGCACTGCCCAATGAAGCAAGCCTGACGTATAGGCGTGTCAATGTTGAAACGCTGGAAGGTTTCGTTCAGCGGGTCAACCCACTGGGAACTGATGCCCAGCTTTGCAAGTTTTTCAGCGTTGACCATTTACTTCGCTCCTATAATGGCGCAACGGCCCAGTGCTACCAACACTGAGCCGCCACTTCTCAAACCATTGCTTTAAAGGAGCAACAGCATGAGCGACATTGATTTTACATTTCTGAAGGAACATCTTCAGTACGACCAAAAAACTGGCGAATTTGAATGGGTAAAGTCCCCCGCCAGAGCTATCAAAGCAAACACCAAAGCAGGTCGATTGAGGCCCGACGGATACGTCAGCATTCAAATTAAAGGCCGACTGTATTTTGCGCACAGGATTGCTTGGCTGATTGTGTACGGAGAATGGCCAAAAGACCAAATTGACCACATCAATCGAAATCGTTCCGACAACAGATTTGAAAATTTGCGCTGCGTTTCCAGAAGTCAAAACGGGCAAAACAGAAAACCAAACATTGGAAGTGCAAGCGGTCATCCGGGTGTTACTTGGAGCAATACGTTCAAACGTTGGCGTGCGCACATTACAAAAGACAAGAAACCAACCTATCTTGGGTCGTTTAAAACCTTGGATGAGGCAATTTCCGCCAGAAAAAAAGCGGAAAAAATTATGTTTAGTCACGCCCCACTCCGTTGATCTGTTCTCGAACGGCGTTGTACGCATCCACACATGCGTTTAATTGGTTGATGGCGCGGTCGCCGTCTGCGACGATGGCTGCAATAGCTTCCAAAGTCGCTGTGTCAGATTCGCCTCTTGCTTCTGGGCTATCTGCGGAGGCAGGGGTGGCACTTGGGCTGGCTTGAACACAACTGGGGGCGGGGAGGCGCACCCGGCCAGCACGAATAGCGCGTTGCAAAGCAGAAGATTCTTTTTCAAGGGCATCATTGGCCTCCATCAGTTTGGCGTTGTGTTCGTTGATCTTCCCGGTCATGACATGCTCAATTTCCCGAGCTTCAGCATCTTTCTTGGCAATCTCAAGCTGCATCTCAGCATCCCGCTCTGCCCATCCGTAGTGGTGACCAGTGAAATAAGAAGCAACGGCCAGCACAAAAACGCCAATTGCAACGTAGGGCATTGGGATTCCAAACATCAGAACACCTCCGACCGAGCAACGGCCAAGGCTTCGCGCTCATGGTCAGGCTCTTGGTGCTCTGGCGGTGTTGTGGGTGGCGGGCCGGGTGTCCAAGTCTCGTCCAGCGCGGGGTTTGTGTAACCCATCCAGTTGAAGTTGGGCATGGCCGAGGCTTGTGGCGCGATTGTGTAGGTTGTGCCATTGGGCGCAGGAGGCGTTACTACCGGAGCGGCTACTACCGGAGCAGAAGGCCCAGCCATTGCTTCCGATACGGCCCCCACGCCCTTCTTTGCCATGATGCCGCCAATACCGCCCACGATCAGCAAAACAATGTCGTTCAGCATTTTGGTGAAAGCCTGATCGATCGGAGCCATCGACTTGATGGGCTGCACCACAAAGATCACGGAGTACAACATGGACGCAGTGATACCGGCGAACACCAGCATCACAATGATGACCACAAAACCCCAGATACGGAGTTCGTATTCTTCAGCGGTTAGCCGAGGCTTCGGATGCTGGTTGTTGAGCTTGAACATTGGCCTGTTTCTCCAAAATGGGGGCTACAAGGTACTCCGGGCATGTCTGTGTAAACAGGCAGCGCGGCTTCTGGCATTCTTTGGCGTAGAACTGGTCAGGGTCTTGGCACTTGTACCGGTAGTGATCATTGCACCCATCCAGCAAAAGCGCCGTGGCGACCAAGGCGACGGCAAGCATGATCCATCTCATTTGTGCCCCATTTTTTCTTTGAGGACGGCAATCTCTTGCCGATTGTTCATGATGTCGTCGCGGTTCTTTTGGATTTCCTTCTCCAAGTCCTGACGCAATTTTTCACGCGCCAGTTCCGCTCCGGTGTTGGAAGCCTGCTTGTTGTCGCTGGTCACCACCAAACTGATCTTGCTGTTCAAGATCGTGACTTCGTGTGACAGGCTCGACAGCGCCGTCATAAGATACACCACGCACGAAAACAGGAGCGGCAAAACCGCAAACGTGATCTTCTCGATCAACGCGCCCTTTGCGTCTTGGGTTTGTTCGCTCATCGTTTGACACTCCACTTGGTGGTTGAACGGTAGTCATAGATCATGTAAACACCAAAGCCCAGCAGACTGAAGCAAACCACCACCGCCATGACCACGGCGATGATTTCAACCATCTCTTCCTTTTCCCGCTTGGCGCGTCTGGCGCGGTCGCGTTCGGCTTGGGCGGCATGCTTGTCTTCCTGATCCATTGCACGGACACGTTCTTGGATGTGCTCCCAGATGTCCATGTTGTTGGGAAAGAACAAACCCTTGAGTTGTTCCTCAAAGTCAGCCTGCGCCTTCAAAGCCAGTTCAATCTCAACCGCCTTGCCAAGGTTGGAGCCACCCTCCTTTTTGGTTTCCTTGACCGCCTTCAGCGCGGTGTGTTTGGCATCAAAGTAGTTGCCGATCAGCGGCCCAAGACTCGCAACATCATTGGCAGTTTTGGATGCCTGCTTGATGAGCGAGACTGCTTTTTGAACTGCGGCAAATGCCGCGAGGGCGGTACTGATCGGCTCCACGATTTACCTCAAGGCTGAACGGGCCAGTCAATTGTCCAAGGAAAACCTGACTGCTTTGTGACATCGCGCAGGGCTTGGCGGTATGTAGCCCACACAGCTTTGTCCACCGGGGAATCAGCAAGCTGCGTCCAGTCAGATGCAGCCAACTTGGTGGTGCGTTCGGCACGAACAGATACGGCCTGTGCGGCGTCCTTCATGGCCCTGTAAGCGGCTTCCTGTTCGGCGGCGGTTTGAGCAGGCTCTGTCTCAGTGGCAGGGCGATCGGTGAAGACTGGGCCAAGGATGTACTTGGTGTACCACTGGCCGTTGATCTGTTCCACGCCATCGTACTGGCTGTACTGGTAGTGGTTGCCGCCAGTTGCCTGTGGGCCTTCCAGCACGATGTCACCAGCAGGGTCTTCCGTGTAGGCATCAAGCCATTCCTGAGTCAGAGGCGTGGATGGCAGGTTGTGGGCAAAGCGAGTGCGGAACTCACTCTCGTACATGACCTCACCAGTTGAACGCAGACGAATTTGCATGATGTGCTCCTTTAAGCGATTGCAAGAAAGATGTATGTACTACCAGAGGCGTTTATACCTGCGGCAGTGCTGACGATTTGGAAGCCGCCAGTTGCGGTGTAGATGCTGTTTGCGTTGACTTCAGCAGCAGTGCTGTTCAGCAGCAACGATGGGTCTGTGCCGGATACCATGCCACGGGCTGTGTCCCAGACATACCAGTCACCTGTTGTATTGGTGCGCTTGACGAGGACAAACCGTGCCCCACCTGTAAAGCCACAAGAGATAGTCTGCGTTGCACCAGTGCCTGTGTAGCTGCCGACTTTGGAAACGCCGGGGCAGGTTGCAAAGAGGTAGGCAACATAATTGTCACCGCTCACATTGGTGTCCCCCACATCTCCAACCGTAAAGGTTGTTGAGGTTGGCGTGGTCGCATTCCACATGGAAGAACTTGCAGTTGAAGCAGCGGTTGTGTTGAGAATCAGGTACGCACTTGCGCCAGTAGTTGCACTGTACACTTGCCAACGTTTAATATTGCTTCGATCCTTGACAATGATTAACTGAGGTACAGCTTGTAAATTATGCGTCAATGAAAGCGCCGATGTTCCATCCCCCGTATAGCAAACCTCATCAAAGAAGCCGGGGGCGCGGGAAAAAATCCAATCAATGTAGTTGACACCGCTGTTGTTTCCTTGCGGATTACTTTGCATCGCAACTGAATATTGACTTAAACCAAAATTTGTAATTGAACCATTAATAGACCCAGATTCTTCTTGCATTGTACTTGTTGTTGCAATGACGTTTTGATACGTACCGCCGACACCACGAAGACGATCTTGTGTCCACCCTTCAGTCAGTTGCCCAGTAGATGTGCGAGCCATTTGAATGCTTAAGTCAGGAAGATTGGGAAAAGTCAAAGATGAGACAGTTCCTGTGTATGTATTTGGATTAAACACCTTAGTCGCATCCGTAGGCACTTTCATCGGGCCACGGCGTATGGCGATGTAAATAATTTTGTCCCCAGCAGTAAAAAGAGAATTATGAACAAATCCTGTTGCTGTTGGATATAACTTGTTGGCGCTCAATACGGTTTCTGCATTCGAAAGGTTTGGATCAAGTAATTGCCCACCTGTCAAAGAAAACCCGCGCATATTATCAACGATGTACCAGTTATCCGCAGATGTTGCATCTTTTACAAGCAGCCATTGTGGTTCGTAGCCAAGCGTTATTGTGTCTGTTGCAGATGCAGTCCAAGACCCGCACGAAATCACATTGTCCGTACCCGTCAGGCCAAAGCCTCCTGCGTTGTGGGCGAATAGGTAGGCAACGTAAGAAGCGCCTGATGCGTTTGATCCAGAATATGTACCAACTGAAAAAACTGAACTTGTTGGTGCAGTGCTATTCCAAAATGTTGGGCTAGAAGTTTGCGCTATGTTTGAGTTTAGGAAAAACGAGTACGCTGCACTGGTTAATCCGTTATGATAAACAGCCCAGTTTTGCGAACCATCCAATCTTTTGACGATGATGCAACCGGGAACACTACCAAGGTTATGCGGGATTGTTGTGTTTGCACCAGTTCCCGTATATGTCACTATATCAAAGAACTTTGGCTGCTTACGAAACGTCCATGAGGCGTAAGTTGCTGCGCTGGTGTTGTAGTTTGTATCTGCGCCAATGGTAAATCCAGTTGAACCAAAAGCAGTTAAGCCCGTGGTGTCTGTCGTCTGTGGCCCAGTGGTTTCGCTAATTAGCGCTTTAGTTGCGCCTCGAACTGTATCTGTCAGTTTGTTACTTGTGGCAGCACTTCTACTTTTAATCCAAGTCAATCCACCTTTAGTTAAATCAATATTATTGGTAATGGTTTGAGTCGCACCAGTACCTGTGTACAGCCAAGTGCTGAACACATCTTCGATGTAGTTGAAGGGTTGGCTGGGCCAAGTGCCAGCTTGTTGAGCTTGCTCCTGCTGGTCGAGCGTCCAGATGCCCGGAGCCGAAGAGGTCGTAGGCACAACTGGAGTTTGAGAGATGATCCCGCCGGGGTAGCGTTCAGACATGTGTTATCCCTTATGCGATTGCGAGGAAGATGTAGCTGGCAGCGTTGGTGTTGATCGCCGCCAAGACTGCTGCGTTGACTGCAAAGCCTGTGGTCACTGTGGTGACAGAGCCAAGCGTAGCAGTGCTTGCTGTTGAGCCGCTATTAAACAATAAATACGGGTCTGTCAGTGTGGTCATGCCACGGGCTGTATCGTACACATACCAGTTGCCACCAACTCCGTTTGTGCATTTAATCAGCACAAACCGAGCGCCGCCAGCAAAGCCGCAGTTGATCGTTTGCACTGTGCCGTTGCCTGTGTAGCTGCCGACTTTGGAAACGCCGGGGCAGGAGGCAAACAGGTAGGCAATAAATGTTTGGCTTGCGCCGTTTGTAAAGTCCTGTGTGCCAACAGTAAATACAGACGCTGTTGGTGCGGTACTGTTCCAGTACGTCGAGTCAGCAGTGGAGGCATCCGTTCTGTTGAGCGCCAAAAAGTTTGCTGCCGTTGTGGGGGCAGAGTACGTTGCCCAATAGCCTCCGCCTGAACGCTTTTTCACGAACATCAATTCAGGCGCAACCCCCAAATTGTGCGAAACAGTTGTTGCAGCACCCGTCCCTGTATAACAAACCTCATCAAAAAAACTGGGGGCACGTTGATAATTTAAATAAAGCGTAGATGTTGTTTGGCCATATACAGGAATGCTAAAACTTGTATTGTTCCAGTTATTTGACGCTTGATACCCGGAAGCATTTTCCAAACTTGAAGCAGACGTTAAAAGTGTAGGGTAATAACCAAGATCAGACGGAATGGAAGATGATCCACGCAGCCTATCAACGACCAAAGAATAACTACCATCACCTGTTGTAGTGCCAACAAATTGACTGTCAATACGAAACCCTGTTGTGTTTACAGTATCTCTTGCGGCTGAAGATAAAACAGGCGCAAATACCTTAGTCGCATCCGTAGGCACTTTCATCGGGCCACGGCGGATGGCGATGTAGATGAATGTGGTGGAAGCAGCAAATCCAGAGAATTGAAGACCCGTAGCGGTAGGCCCCCAATAACCTGCGCCGCTTTCTGCTGAAGCTGTATTTGCGTACAATATTTGATCGCCGACACCGCTAGTAGTGGTCATCCCGCGCATTACATCACTAATATACCAAACACTAGTTACACTTTGTGCTTTAAATATTAAAAATTGTGGTTCATAGCCAAGGTTTACAGTCGCATTACCACTGCCATCAGTCGTAAACGACCCACACGAAATCACATTGTCCGTACCCGTCAGGCCAAAGCCTCCTGCGTTGGAAGCAAAGATGTAGGCAACGTAAGTGCGACCAGAAGTATTGGTGTCACCACTTGAGCCAACAGTAAACACTGTTGATGTCGGGTCAACATATGTTGAATTATTGCCAAAAACAGTTCTGGCTTGCAAACTGGACTGCGCTCCAGTTGCATTTAGCTCAATATAGTATCCAGCACTTAATCCCATATGCCAAACCTTCCAATAAGTGCTGTTGTCGCTTGTGCATTTAACAATAACGCAACCCGGAACGGAACCTAGACTGTGTGCAATATTTTGCGTAGAACCATTCCCCGTATACGTCACCACATCAAAGAACTTTGGCTGCTTGCGAAATGTCCACGAGGCAAATGTTGTGTTTGCCCCGTTCATTGCAGCATAGTCGCCAGTGGTAAAACCCGTTGTGGAGAAAGTTGGGGAAGCGTTACCGCCGCTGGAAATGCTGTAATTTGCAGCCGTAGTGTTTGACGCAAGCGTAAGGTTTGCGCCCCTTGCTGTATCAATCCAACTGTGATCACCAATTGAGTTTGTGCCAGCACGGCCCTTTACCCAAACCAATCCGCCATTAGCAGATAAGTTAATCCCGTTTGTAATGGTTATGTTGCCTGCATTACCTGTGTAAAGATATGTGCTGAACACATCCTCGATGTAGTAAAAGGGTTGGCTGGGCCAGTTACCAGCACCTTGAGCTTGCATCTGCTGTTGCAGAGTCCATGATCCGGGCGCAGTTCCACCTCCGCCGCCAGTAGTTGTTGGCGGTGTTGCAGAGATGACCGCGCCTTTGTATCGCAAACTCATAGCGGCTCCAAATCAAGAAATGTTTTCGTAGCTGATGCTGAACGTCAGGGCGTTGGCGGTGCCGGATGTGATGGTGATCGACGTACCTTCTTGCAGGTAAACCGATGTTGTCTTGTCCATTGCAATCAAAGAAGCGCCGTTTGGTACAGCTACAGTCGAAATGATTGGGTACGCCGTACCGCCCGAAGGAGCAGAGCCTTGAGCAACAGCGCCGTTGGTGTAGATGGATACCGTGGCGTTGGCTGTGCTACCTGTGGTGTTGGAAACCACGATTTGGTTGATCTTGAAGACCAGACCAGAAGCCGCAGCATTAGGCAGCAGCACCACGGCGGTTGTACCGGATGGTGTGTAGTAGGTGGTCGTGCCGTAAATGGCACTGACGTTGACTATGTTCGGGTTTGCCATGATGACTCCTTAGAAACCGAAAATGAGTGAAAAAGCGATGGACTTGCCAGCAGTGATGCCACCGCTGGAAGGTGAGGATACCCAATTGGTTCCGTCAGATGTCAGGACGTTACCAGACGTACCAACGGCAGACAAACCTGTACCGCCGTGTGACGGAGTAAGAACGCCACTGACATCCGTGCCAAGGGCGATGGGGTTGCTGACGATCTTGTCATAGTCCGTGCCGTTCCAAGAAACGATTGCCCGGACGCCTGCGGCCAGAGTGACACCTGTCGTTGGGCCTGCGCCGCGAATGACGATCGGGGCCGTGCCTGCGTTGATGACGATGTACGCTTTGCTCTGTGCGGGCGCAGTGATGTACCGTGTTACCGAATTGGTAGCAGCCCACAAGATGATGGCTTCACGCGAAGTGTTGGATGCACCCAGCGTAGTGGTCAGTGTGACATCGGCATCCGTGGTCAGTGTGGTTGTGCCAGCGATCGCGGAGTCAATCAGCGATGTAATTGAGTCGTTGACTGTTGTGCCCCAAGTGCCTTGCAGGTCACCTGTGGTCGGCAGCGCAAGACCAAGTAGCGGGGAGAAGTTGGTTACGGCCATGATGATCCTTTATAGGGCCAGAATACGCATTGCCTGCGCGTAGGACTTGGAAGCCGATGTAGGGGTTGACCAAGTTGGCGGGGCAGCAGAGCCAGCAGAAGTCAGCACCTGTCCGGCAGTGCCATATCCGGTCGTGCCCGTTGTAGCGGCGCTGGTTCCCAAGTTGGTTGTCAAGCCAATCGCCCCGGCAGCGTTGATTACATGGGCTGATTGACCCGCTGTACCCCAAGCCAAATATGTTTTGAATCCATTCCCCGAACCTACGGTGACATCCCCATCGTGTGCAGAGAAGTAAACCCCGTTGTTCATTGAGAAGAAGTCTGTGTATGTCGTTGAGGCATACGCAGAGGAGTTCATGCCAAATTCACCGTAGTACGTTGAATCTGTTCCCAAGTCGTTGGAGAGGACGTAGTTGGTAGAAGCGCCAGAAGTCCCGCTCTTGTTTTGAATTACTGTTTGCAAGTAGCTGTTTGCTACAGATGCGCCCGAAGTGAAACCAGAGTTGCTGGCGTTGAACGTCAAGTTTGGCGTTGTGCTGGTGGTCGAGTTGACAACCAGAACTGGAACGATGACCGTACCGGAGCCGTCTTGGTTGACGGATTTGCCCGATGGGTACGTGACAAACACATCTTTGGTTCCGGCGCTGAAGTTGACCAGCGAGCCAGAGTTGCTTGAGGACAGCACGGTAGTGCGAGCCAATGTGGTGCCGGACGATGTGTACGTACCGATACCCACTTCCCATTCAGAGCCGGTTTGACCTGCAATTGTGTAGAACGTGGTGTTGCCGTTGCCGATCACGGCAAACGATTGGTAGCCCGTGGAAGCGCCGAGCAAAGTCACCGTACCAGTACCAGTGGTAGTGGTAGTCTCCTTTACGCGATCTGCTAAAACAAGTGCCATATTCAGTCCTTACACAACCATATCAACTTCTTGCCAACCCGGTGTTTGCTCATCGCTCACCAGTGACCAGCCAGCCGTCTGTGCATCATCCACATTTTGCCAGTTTGGAGTCTCGCTGTCATCTATGGTTGTCCAATAGAAGTCCCGCATCGTCCCCAGTTTTCCAGCAGCCTGCACACCTGTGAGCGCCACAGTCCGGTTGGCGCTTGGGATTGACCCAACCCTACCAGCCGCCTGCACTCCGGTCAGGAATGCTACATACGAAAAACCTACCGTACCAACTGCGCCTTGAGCCGAAACACCGGTCAGGGCAACCGTGATGTTGTCACCTTCAACGCCCACTGCACCAGTGGCTTGAACACCTGTCAGGGCAAGAGTCTGGTTGAACCCAACCGAACCAACTGCGCCAGCAGCAGCCACGCCAGTCAGAGCAACGGATTTTGCAACCCCAACAGTCCCGACCTGCCCGTATCCAATGACGCCAGATTCGGCCTCAGTCTCCGTTGCAACCACCGTTCCCACTGCACCAGCAGCGGATACACCCGTGAGAGCTTTGGATGCACCTTGAGAAACCGTGCCCACCGAGCCAGCGGCTTGAACTCCTGTGAGCGCAACCGATTGACTCTCAGTAACCGTACCAACCGACCCAGATGCGGCAACGCCCGTGATGGCGATTGTCAGGTTTGCTGTTGCATTCCCCGCGAACCCGGAAGCCGCAACGCCCGTCAGGGCTGTTGTTGAGGTAACGGTAGCTGTACCGACCGACCCGGAAGCCTGAACCCCAGTGACGGCAACCGGAACCGCATATCCAACCGATCCGACTGCTCCAGAAGCTGCAACACCTGTCAGCGCAGCAGACTTTGCGGTTGCAACAGACCCAACCAAACCAGCGGCTTGAACCCCAGTTGTAGCCACTTGCGCATTGGCCGTGGCTGTACCTACCGCGCCAGAAGCCTGAACGCCGGTAAGTGCAACAACAACCGTCTGCCCCGAAAGCGAGGCGAACGGCGCACCTGCAAATGGGGCTATACCGAACATGGTTTAAACGGCGAGTTACCGCCGCCCCCTATCAGGTTGTAGCCAAGCGCAACAGAGCGGTCGTAGTGCTGTTGGATGGCATCGTCAATGTAAACGTGCCAGCAGTGATAGTCTGCGAGCCAAAGGTGTGAACGCTGACGGCCTTGTTAGCTTGAGTCGAGTTGTAGATCAACACAGTGTCAAAGGCGGTTGACAAGGTCACGCTGGAATACGTGATGCTTGCGGAAGGCGTCCAGTAACCTACACCAGCCGTCGAGGACGAGTTGGTTGAGGTTGGGTTGGTTGCGTTGGTCACAGTCACACCACCCGCCGTATAACCAGTACCAGTCACCTCGCCGGTAGCTGAGTAAGCGGTTGTGCTGGCGTTCAAAGTGGCTGTAGTCAGGTACAGCGCAGCCTTAAAAGTATCAGCAGTGCTGGCAGTGTGGGCTGGGTTGGCCGAACTGAAGTTGTGAGTGGCACTGAGAAGTTCACCAAGGAACGAAGTACACATGCTTTGGGTGTTTGCCATGATGGCTCCTTATGCAATTTGCGCTGCTTCTGCAAACAGCGCGGGAGAGGTTTTGAGGGTGACATGTGCAGAACGATGTACCAGTTCTCCATCAAGCCAGTATTCAGTCCATGTGGTCAGTTCAACCTCATTGTCGATGGAACCTTCCCGCTTTTCAAGCAGAGATTCGTCCATGTCGCCTTTGGTGGTGGTGATGAGTGCCATTACGCGATCCTTATGATGGCCGATGTGTTGGTGGCCGATGGAAATTGAACAGTGAATGCGATGTTGGAAGTCTTGTCCGCGCCAAAATCTAAAACGCAGACAGTCTTGTTGCCGTTGGTTACGTCGTAAATCAGAGCACCGCGAGCGGTGATCTTTCCGGCCCAAGACACATTGCCAAATGAGATGTACGCCACATTGCCAGAGCTTCCGGTTGTGGGCGTCACCGTCACTGTGAGAGCTTGCCCGCCAGCCGAATATCCAGAAGCAACCACCTCATTGTCCAAGGTGTACACGGATGTCTGCTCATTGAGCGTGGCGTTGGCAGTGTACAAAGCAATCTTGAACGAGTCAGTGTTGAAGTTGTACGTGCCGCTCATCATGCCCGTCTTGAAGACGTTGGTGGCTGTTTGGGTAAGCGCCATGTCAGACCACCTTCTGCTTGTACTGGCCGTCACGGTAAGCGTCACCACGCTCCATGCCGTCACCCAGACGTTTTGCCTGACCAAGAACTTCTTGGTACTTGGCTTGGTACACAGCCATCATGTCGGACTCACCCTTCATGTATGTGTACGCCTCAATCAAACAACCATACAGCAACACAGTGTCAAAGTTGTCGCCCAACCAAGTTGTGTTGGCTGTGACGATCGACTCTGGGTAGTAGTAGAAGTGCAACTCAGCCGTGTAGTTGTCCGCTGGCGTTGGGCCAAGGATGAAGGTCAACTCATTGGTGATTGTGCTGCCACTCAACGCAGGGCCAAACAAGGCGTAGTACTTGGGGATGCCCGTGTCGGTTGTTGGGTTCGGATACGACTGGCGGATGAAGTTGACATCCTTGTTCAGCAGGTACTCGTAGTTCCCATCGGCGTCAATCACGGCCAGCGAGTATGACGCCAAAAAGTCATCCGGGGCTTTGAGGTACTTGTTGCCAGACTGGATGTTGCCCGTCATGTTCTTGCGAAGTGACGGGAACTGGATCGTGTTGTAGATGCGTAGCTCTGCCTGCTCGATGAAGCGATTGATCTGCTCGGTAGACGTAACTGTCGTACCGTCAGCAAGGTACGTATCGGGAAACTGGTTCTCCGTGTAGCTTTGAATACTGGCTACAAGTTGTTGATAATTCACGACTCAACCCTTTGCAATGTGTACGCACAATGCACTTTTATTTTATGCGCAATTGCGTAGCGGATGCCAGTGTGGCTAAGGCCAAGTTGACGGGCTGCCTCAGCAGTTGATTCAAAAATTTGCTGCGTTTCTTGGCAAAATACTTTTTTTGCCCTTGCAGCACTTCCCAGTGCAGCAACAACACGCCCGCGAGCTTTTGCTTCCGCAGTAGAAGCCAGAACTTTAATCTTTGCAATTTGCTCTGAGCGCCATTCTGAGTTAGACCATTTTTCTTTGAGCCTTGCAGAACGACCTTGGCGCACAGATTCAGAAGCCTTCACACCACGATGCCCAGCGCCGCCTTTGGTAATGTTGTACTCGGGGTGCAATTCTTGAATCCAAGCAATTTCTGCATTGTTCAAAATGTCCGCATCAAATGCCGTAAAAACTTCTAAAAATTCAAAACTGTGCGGCCCGTAATGTTGAATGGCTTTTGCCAATTTGTACTTTGCCGCAACTTTTGAATTAGCAGTGTTGATATGGCACTTCCATCTACGCAACGCTTTTTGGCGTGTTTGACCAACATACTGCTCACCAGTAGCAGTATTGGTTACAACATAGATGGAGCCGTAACGTGTCATGCCATCGGGCCTCGAGCCATAACGCCTTTGGTAGCTGCACCAGTACCACGGATTTTGATGCCGCTGGTTTTTGTTGGCTCATTGCCAGCAGACTTGCTGATGTTGCCAATGCTGACATCGTACTCATCGAGCTTGCTGCGGTTGCGGCCAGCACCGGGATTTTCTTGAACGCGCACAGTCTTACCGCTCATGGTGTGCGGTTTGGCATAAGCCTCGGCTGGCTTGTTGTCGCGGTTAGCACCAGTCTTGATGGCTGGGCTGTTTTTCTTTGTGGGCTTGACTTCTGCGACCATCATTTGCTCCCAGACTTTTGGTTCATGGCGCGTGACAAATTCTTGCCGTACATCTTGCGGTCAAGACTTGTGGGGCCACCTTTTTTGAGCTTCAAAGTCGTGCCTTTGCCGCCTTTGTGCTCTTGAGCATCATGTTGTTTAAACGCTTTTTTGATCAGCGATTTGTCTTGCTTCAAGTCTGATTTGTCCATGTTCGACTCCTTATGTCGTTTCAATCGTAACTGTACCAATTTGTACACCCATTGCCAAGTAATTTGGCGTCAGAAGAGCGTCAAAACTGCTGGCTCCACCGACTGGTGCCCATCCCCACTGAATGATCCGGCTACCATCACTTGGATAACCAACTGCGTCAGGCGATGTGCCGCCGCTGTTGGAGATTTGCAGGCCAGTTGTACCGGCCTCGTAGTAGCTGATGTCCGGGCGTGGCTCCCGAACGGCTTGAGGGTCGTACACAGGGTACATGCCCAATTGCAACTGAGGCTGATCTGGTTCCCAGCATTCCGGGCAAACCTTGATGTTGGTCAGCTTCGTCTTGATTGTCAGCTTGCGCAACTGCTTGAGCATGTACCGCTGTCCACAGCGGTCGCACTCAGCAATCGAAAATTTGCCAGCAGCATACTTAGGCCCAGCCATACATCACCTGTAGAACTGGACGCGAGGCACAAACCGATCGTTGGCCTTGTCGCGGTCTTCTTCTGCGGCCAACTGGAACTGTTGTTCGTATTCAGACTTCAGGCCCATGATTCGGTTGGGGTCAATGTCTGGCAACTTCAAAGACAGTTTGTACGCAAGGCCAGCGACCATGCATTCCAAAAAGCGGAATGGGATGTCCTGAGTCCGAACGCCAGAACCGGTGTCCTGAATGCGGCGCATACGCCAGTACACCATCGTGTAGTACGGGTTGCCAGCAGAGCCTTGGCTGGGCGTGGGCCAGATGTTTACACAGGGCAGGTTCTGCACAGTGATTGACGCACCCACAGCATGGGTGGCTGCGGTTGTGCCGTTTTGCCCACGCGAGCAATACAGCAAGTTGCCGTTGACTGTATCAACGGCAGAGTAAACGATGACTTCAGAGCCGACCAAGATGAACCCAGTGGAACCCAACTGATCAATCCCGTTGACGGGGATCGTTGTAGCATCCGCTGTCAGTGTGGTTGTGCCGCCAATTGTGGCGGTGGTCAGGTTGGATTCGCCAGACTGACGGTTGATCCAGAACTGAATCGGACGGCCAGTGGCGTTCTTGTTGGGGATCGTGGAGTACGTGGACTCGGAAATCCGGTTGATGTTGATGTCCTGCTGGTTCGTACCAGAACCGGTACGTGTCACTTGATCCAGCAGGTCGATCGTGTCTGTGGGCAAAGCGTAGATGATCTGGCCGGGGTACAGCGGAATCTGCCCCTCTTCGATCGTCCACAGGTTGATGCCACGGTTGGCCCATTCAATGGTCAACAGGTTGAGACTGCGGCGGGCAGTCTTGAAGTTGTAACCGGTACGCAGTTCCTGACCGCAACGCTCGAACGCCTCCTCAATGAGGTCGTTGACATCAAGGTTGAAGACTGAGGTTCCGGTCGTGGTCATGTTTTACTTCTTCGCGGTCTTTGCAGATTGGACAAATGCTTGAGCGGTTGGAGCGCCTTTGGCACCCGGCTTGCGCATATGCTCACCGGAGCCTTTGGCAATTCGCTTGCGCTTGGCATTGATGTTGGCATAAAGACCGACCTTGCCGCCTTCAGCATACTGCGTGAAATCTGTGTCATCCCGTCTGGCCTTTGTCTTGGCCTTCGGCATTTTGGATGCGCTAATGTCACCCATTCCACGGCTTGCCATCATGATTACACCATCCGACCGCGAGTTTTGCCTTTGGAGGCAATGCCATCACCACGACGCGATGCGCTGGAAGCCTTCACAGCGCCACCCTTTTTGAAGTTTTCAGCCATGCCCTTTGGGCCAGACATCCAAGCCATCGGGTTCATGGTCTTCTTCTCGCGCATTCCCTGCTTAACAGCGGCGGCTTCAGTTGCGTTTAAACCTTCGCCTGCACGGCGGGCTGCTGCGCGGGCGTTGTAAGCCTTCTGCGCTGCGTTTTCAGCCATGCGCTCACGGGCTGCAAGCGAAAGACCAGTGACAAGGCGACCCGGCCCCATCGCATTGGCTGCGGCGGACAGGTTCCGGCCCAACTCAGTGCTGTCTACGCGCTCACCAGAATTTGGGTCAAACTTTGGCGGGTTGTAGGGTGTGCCCTTGATGGAGTCGGTTTTTGGAGCAGCATAGCGGCGCGACAGACGATCGCCTTCATCGCCGGTGTCAGTTTTTGACATGGCTTGCTTGCGAGCGGGTTTGGCTTCGGCTTTGGGAGCCTCTGCTTCTGCGCTGTTTTGTTGCTCGAGCCAACGCATGGCACGGGCGCGTGTGTCATTGTCAATGTTTGAATTTTGACCTTCGCGGACACCGCCGCCTTCGTCATAACGTTTGGCTTTTTTCTTCATGGTCATCTCACTTTTTGGTCATGCCGCCGCCGCACATGGCCTCAACACCGTCCATGTGATGCTTGTGACCTGCCGCATGTTTTTTGAATTCATGCTTGTGGTGCTTATGAGTTTCTGTTTCATGCTGTGAAATGAACTCATCATGGCGCTGCATGTCTGGGCCAAAGCGGGGTTCCATCTTTTCTTTGATCATCGGTTTCATGTTGGTTTCCTTAACAAACTGTGCCGCGAGTTTTGCCGCGCTGTGCAATGCCATCAGCACGGCTGGAGGCTGAACCGCCTTTTGCCATGCGCTTCACTGGAGCAGACGCTTCTGGCTTGGGAGCCATTGGAATTGTGTTTGCCTTGTCATAGGCAGTCGTTTCCTTGGTGCGGCGTTTTGCATCAGCCACATCCGCAGGAGACACATTCATCATGTCCTGATCAGGAGCGAATGTTGGTTTGACTTTTGCTTCCGGCATGATTGGCCTCTTACTTCTTGCCGCCGCGAGCGCCGGACTGAATGCCAACACGTTTGCCGCTGTCACCCATGTTTTTGCCTTTGGTTTTGCCACGTTGTGCAACACCGTCACGGCTGGGAGCAGCAGTTTTGACTTTGCCCATTTTGGCTGTAGTCATGCCGTTCTTTTCTTTGGGGCCGGAGCCAAATTTTGTAGCCATAGTTTCACCACCTTTTGAAAATTTGCGGCCCTTGTCCGCAGTTGAAAAGTCTTTTCCCACGGACTGTGGGACGCCAGCTTTCTTCGCAAAAGCCGCGCTGTGAGCAATGGCTTCCATGAAGTTGTGTTGCGCTTTACTTTTGCTCGGCATCATTTCCCCTCTTGAATGAGTTGGTCAATTTTTGCTTCCAAGCGGTTAAAGCGTTGGTCAATGTGGTCTGTAATGCGCTGAACTTCTGTTTGAGTGACGTAATCACGGGCAATCTCCTCGCGTGTTTTGTTCAAGAGAATATCCAAGCGTTTTAATTCCGCGAACTTCTCCCTCATTGTCATTCCAATGAGCGTGGTGGTTAAAGTCAGCGCCGCTGACCAGATGGTGTTTAAGTCCATTTAGCACTTCCAAGCCTTGAGGCTTTTGTTGATGCGCGAATCCGGGTCTTTGGCCGTCTTTGCGCTGGTCAGCTTTTTCTTCATGCCCTCCATCCGGGCGCAGAAAGAGTCGCGGCGTTTGCCGCCCTCTGGCTGCGGGGGTTTGAGGTTCATGCCCTCGGCCTTGGCAGAGGCTCGCCCCTTGGCGTTCAATCCGCCCTTGGGGTTCTTGCCTTCCTTGCGTTGCCATGCTGCTGTCTTAGCCATAAAACACCGTGATGCCAGCGATCGAACCAGTGCTGATCGTCAAATGCAACGTGTTGGAGAACAAGATGCCTTCGTTTGGGACAGCAACGTAGAACGAATTTGGGTTGGAGTTTGTTGGCAGGTCAATCTGGCACATGATTGGGCCAGTGGCACCGCCATCGCGGAATTCAAATGTGGCCGTAGTACTGACTGCGGGAGCCACGGAAAAACCCTTGAGACGGGTACGACCACCATACAACTGACCGGCAGTTGATAAATGGGCGCTTTTGATGTCACCTTGCATCATAATCAATCTCCTGTAAAGCGGGGGCCGAAGCCCCCAAGATCAATTAGACTTGGCTGGGGTTGGCTGCGCCATCAGAGCCGCGAACTGTATAGCGGCAAGTGACGGTTGCAGCGCCGCCACTGGCTGTACCGGCGCAAGCGTAGATCACTTGCACGATCAAGTCAGAAGTGCCAACGTTTACAAATGTGGCAACTTGTGCGCCGGTGTTGGTCACAGTGGCGCGGCCAGCGGCCAAAGGTGTGGTGGATGCACTACCAACAGTAGCCAACGAAGAGCCGCCAGCAGTCTGAATGGTGATGGTGTTACCGGTCGTGCCAGCATAGGCAGTGGTAATGTCCACGATGAAGTCAAGAATCTGAGCGCCAGCGGGGATAACAAACAGCGTAACTGCTGATGTATCGTTAACAGTGGTCAAACCGGTTTGGGCAACAGTGGTTGCGCCCATGTTGCGAATGGTGCCAGCGGTTGTACCAGTGGTGTTTTTGACAGTGCCCAAGAGCCAAGGGCCGAGGTGAGTAGCGAATCCCATGATGGTGTCCTCAATCTGCGCCTACTGTCCTTGAGGGATGCCTGCCAAGCCAGTCAGTAAGCTGTAAAAAATTCTTGGTGCTGTGTTTATACCATGCAGTTTAAACATGCACAAGAAAAAAGGGGGCCGAAGCCCCCTCTTTTTTTGCCCTATCAGGACGCGCCGGGTGAACCGTACATGCCGAGTGGGTCGCTCCAGCCGAAGCTGTAACGCTCACGGGACTTGTAACGGACGTTGCCGGTGTCAAAGTCGCCGTCCATCGAGTTGGACAGAGGGCTACGCTCGAAGTGCTTCATGCCGTTAGGAACATCGGTAGTCAAATACCAGCCGTTGTTGTCGGTCAAGAAGTGGTTAACAGTGTAACCTTCTGCGATCGAACCGTTGTTCTTCAAAGCGTTGATGTCGTTGTCTGTAGTGCCGACACGCAGTTCGGTTTCCAGCAAACGAGTAGCAACGAATTGCAGAGCAGGAGGAACAATCAGCTTCTTGGGCTTGGCAGCAATCAGCAGGCCACGCTCATCAGTCCAAGCTGCGATCTGAATAACGGCGGCTTCCAAGGAAGTCTCGTTCAGGTCAGCGGCAACCGATGGGGTGTTGCTGTTTGTGCCACCAGACACCAGAGGGTGAGCGGTGTTGAACAGCGAAACGCCGTCGCCACCTTGGTAGCCGTTGTTAAAGCCGTTGTTCAGAACGGCAGCGGCTTTCACCTGTTTGGTGTACGCCATAGCACGGGCCAGAGCCTTGGTGTAGCGAGCCGACAGGGAGTCATAGAGGTTGTCCTCAATGGCTTCTTCGGTCAAGCTGAAACCCAAAGCAATGGTTTCGTGGTTGTAGCGAGCAGTCCATGCTTCCTGCGCATTGTCATAACGGATGGCAGAGCCTTCGTTCTTGACAGGTGCAGCAGAGAAACCAGACAGCTTGGTTTCTTCTTCAAAGCTACGCTCCGATGTCTCGGTTTCGTAGATTTCTTTGTGCTCTTCGCCGTAACGTGCATATTCCAGACCGAACAGAGCGTTCAGGCCGGGGAGCAGTTCCTTGAGCAGTTGTGCGCGTGAAATAGCCATGATTTACTCCTTAAGCGGCGTAGTAGTTGTGGACGCCGAAGTTCAGTTTCACCAGAACTTCTGGAGATTGAACCAAGACGATGGTGGCACCAGCGGATGGGGTCGTGGTAACAGCGGCGCTGATGGTCAGCGTAGTGTTGCCAGTTGTGGTCACAGTCGCGGCAGTAGCCACGTTTGCGCCAACACCCAGTTGCTGCAATTGACCGCCAACCAGTTGGAACAGGTCAGTGCCCACGGGGATGACTTGACCAACGGTGAGGCCAGAAACCACAAACGAAGTTGTAGTCGTGCTCACGAAAGTGGCGGAAGTGGTAACTTGCGTATCGGGCACAAGACCCAGAATACGGAAAGCGCCACCGGAACCCACAGCGGTAGTTGTGTTAGCAGCCACCAGACCAGCACCAGAGTTGCCAGTGGTCACGTTGCCGACAGGAGTGTTCTCCACAGCATTCAAGCCAACCATTGCGGAAGGGAACGAAGAGATGATGTTGGAGGAAGCCGAAGCCACTGCCACCATCTTGAACACGGTATCAGGATCGTCAGCGACGATGGCCTGAATGTCACCAGCAGCAGTGTTTGCAGGGTAGTACTGCGAGAACAGCTTTTGCTTGGTGGTTGGGTTGGTGTAAGAACAGCCCAAGAAAACACCAACGGTGCCCTTGGATGTCAGGCTGGTGTTAGTAGCCGCAGGAATGATACAGCCAGCAACGGAGCCGGTAGTACCGAGAGTGACGAGGTCGCCGTAGAAAATGTTGGTTCCGTAGTTATACGAAATGGGGTACTGACGGGTAGAACCCGCATACACCTGACCACCAATCAAATTCTGTGGCAGAACACCGTAAGGTGCTGAAACAGTTGGATAAGCCATTTTGAACTCCAAAGAGGATTAAGTGCCTTTGCCAAAGCTGGTCGAGGATTTGCCTTCTTTGAAGATAGGCATCCGCGCATCGCTCTGACGCATCAAATTGTTGTCCACAGCTTCAGCTTGAGATTGTGTGATCCGTGCAAAATGTTCATTTCGCTGGCGCACAAAGTCTTCTGGAGTCTTGCAGAGCAACAACCCGCCAACCTCAATGTTGTCGCGAAAGCGACTCTGAGGATCAGCTAACAGTCGGAATTTGGGTTGTTCCTCGAGTGCAACGGGTTCCCAGCCTTCACGTAGTTTGGACGAAAGGTTGCGGGGGTCTGCGTTGTTCAACGTCGAGACACGAATCCAGCGATAGCTGTAACCCGGCTGCTTGTCTGGCTCGGGCAACAATTCGGGAGACATCCACTGCTTGGGACGCTCCGCCATATCGCGTGTGGTCAACTCGCGTGTGAGTTTTTGATCTTTTTCAGCCATTGCGGGCCTCCAATTCAAGTTGTGCCTTCACATATTGTTCGGGCGTTAAACCCAGCTTCTTTGCCAGATTTACTTGGCTTTGCTTCAGCTTCACCTTGTTAGATGATGTGCTGCGAACTGCCGGGGCTACCACTGTTCCTGCTCTTGTACGGGAACCCTGTTTGCCCTCATCCTCGAATTTCTCCGGGAATCGTTTGCGCATGGTTTTGTCCAACGCTTGGTAATACTCATCAGAACCAACCTCAATCCCATTGCTGCTCAGGTCTTCGTGTAAACCCAGCGCAAAGGCCGTCATTCCCTTGTCTTGCCCGAACCAGCCATTTCGCTTTTGCCAAGAAACGGCTTTTTCGTCTGGTTGAGGAACGCTCGGTGCAGGTTGATACTGCACAGTTTGCGTTTGTACAGGAGATTCTTCCTCCTGTAAAGATGGCATACGAAAGTTTTTTGCCTGAATCAATTTGATGTTGGCAAGTTGCAATGCTTGCTGGGCTTCCACAACTTTGTCTGAATCGCCAGCTTCGTATGCTTCTTTGTATGCGCGTTTTGCGTTCTCCATCTCCATTTGGGCGGAGTGCTGGACGGTTGTCACATACTCTTTTTCACCCGTGGTGAGAATGGTTTTGATGCGCTTGTTTTCTTCCAGCAGGCGCTGCGCCAAAGCGATTGCCTCTTGCTGCTCGCGCAAGGCGGACTCTTTTTCGCGGCGCTCGTCATGCCAGACCTTGCGCATCTGCTTGAGCTTGTTCTTGACGTTTTCATCATATTCGTCAATTTCATCCCGATCCAACTCTTCCTTCAAAGATGCTGGCAGAGGTGCGCGACCGCGATCCTCTTCGGGTGTGTCATCCTCGATTTCAATCTCGATTTCAGGTTTATCCTTACCATCAATTTCATCGGGGAACTTGAATTCTTCTTTGTCAAATGAAGGCATTTTGTGCTCCTTTATTTACGCTTGATGCCCCGTGGATCGTCCACGGTTCCGTCCACAGAATCATCATTGATCATGCGGAACTCTCGGCCATGAATGACAAGGCGCGATCCTGCGTGTGGCTTGGTAAGGATGAAGTCACCCTTCTTGCACCACGGCCCAGTTGGAAATTTGGCTTTGTCCACATAGCAGTCCGGCCCCATGTCAACAACGAAAAGAACCGTGGTTAGGGTCTCCTCATTGCGCATGGTTTCATCAGCTTTGATCAAACCAATTTCACTCTCCTCAAACTTGCTGTCCGCTTCCGGGATGGCACAAAGGATTTTGTAGCCAGCAGGTTTGGGAAGTTGTTTGCCCTTTTCTTCTGCGGTTGCAGAAAAGTTATAGGCTCCCACAACTTGGGGGTTGTTGGCGTCTGTAGCCAACAAAATGGATTCAGTCATCCGAATGCTCCAGTCTTTGCTTCAGGTCTAATGCGTATCCCCGTGCAATGAGCAGACCCCGAATCTCACCGCACAGTCTCTTGTACTCCTCAAAGGTTGCAGCTTTACCTTCCGCCACATGGTCTTTGAGTTGTGCAATCTTTTCATCCGTTTGTTGGACGATTACGTCAAGCGCATCCATCATTCAGCCTTTGGTTGTTTGGTTTGTTGCTGGCGCATTTGAATTCGCTCCTGCATCATGCGCAGTTGCTCTTCGTGACTCTTGTTGGAAAGCTGCTTCAAGATGTCAACTCCCGTGTCAGTCATATGCTTTTGGTTGTCTGCCCGCATCTGCACGGCGGACTTCACTGCGTCCACCTGAATGCGCTTGGCTTCTGTTGCCTGTTGCGCCTGAATGCGCTCGCGCTCGATTTGCAACTGCTGCGCCTTGAGGGCATTGTCTGCCTGATCTTTTGCAGCTTTGCGCTGGTTTTCCTGCGCCTTGAGTTGCAGTTCTTGCATTTGCATCTGCACGATCGGGTCTTGGGACTGCTGCTGGTTTTGAGCCTGTTGAGCCTGTTGCTGGTTTTGTTGCAACAGACGCTGGGCTGCTTGAGCCAACATGGGAGCCAAGCGGGCTTCCACCTCTGGGTTGAGGTGCTGCTCTTCGCCGGATTCGTCCATCTGCGGGGGCAGAGAAAAACCAAGCTGTTGCTCAATCTGCTTGCGGTACTCAAAGCCCAAGTGCTCATTGATGTGGGACATCATGGCCGCTTGCATCTGCTGGGCCATTGGGTTGTTTTGCAGCAAGGATTGAATCTTGGGGTCTTGCATCGATGCCATGTGGACAACGATGTGCGACTGGTGATCCTGAGAGATGAACGCCTTCACTGGCTTGCCCATCAAGATGTTTTGGTTCTCAGTCACTGGGTCAACGGGCTTCATGTCATCATCCATTGGGATGAGCTTTTGCGCGTCCTTGATGCCCAGCACCTCGAGCATCTGACGATGCAAGAGAGGCAGGTTGTACAACTGAGGAGCGCCCTGCGCCAGTTGGAGAACTGACTGGTACTGCACGATCTTCTGCGCCATTGTGGAGGCGTTTGGATCGCTGACGGGGATGACATCCACGTTTTCGTAGTCGCTCTTCTTGGCGCGGCGGCTACCTTCTTCAGGGTCGTAGTCGTAGTCCTCTGGGGTGTAGGCGGCAATGATGCCCTTGAGCAAACCCAGTTCCCGCTTCATCGAGTAATGGATGCGGGCTTGAATGGCCGACATGTTTTTGAGGGTGCGCTCAAGAATTGCCAAGGTTGTGCCCACTGGAGCGTTGGCGCTCATGTCGCTGACATCCAAATCGGTTGAGTTGGCCGCACGGCGACCCTCATCAACGATCTGGTTCAACAGAGCCATCAGGGTTTGGCTTGGCTCTTTGTATGGCAGGGGCAGCAGGTTGTCACGCAAAACACCGCTTGGCACATCCACATCGCGCCACTCGCCGGGAGAGATGGGTGTGTCATCGCCTTTGACGCGCATGCCACGGGTCTTGAAGCCACCGGGCAAGTTGCTCAACGTACCAGCATCAACCAACTGACGGATCAACGATGTGCCGGACTTGGCAAACGCACCGATCAGGTGGATCAGGCCGAAGTAGTAGAAACCAAAACCGGGCACGTAGCCATAGTGGACAAGGTGTGTGCGCTTTGTGTAGCTGTCATCATCAGGCTCCCAGTTGCGGCGCACAGCCAAAACCTTGTTGGTTCCCTTCTCGAAGGTCACGATGTATGGGAGAGCAATGCCATCCTCATGCTCAAAACCGGGCAGGTCAAGGTCAACCTGCATCTCGAGAATCTTGAAACGATCGTCGCTGGTTGCACGGAAGCCCAGCTTCTCAGCAATCTTTTTTTCGATTTCATCGAGGGAGGTCTGCGGGGTTCCCAGATCGATGTCACGGTAGAAACCGGCAACTTGAAGTTTGCGCAGTTCATTTTCCGTCTTGCGCATCACATGGGTGACGCGAGGGGTGGTCTCGAGGTTCGATGCTCCATAGGGAACAACGATGTCTTCCGCTGTGACAAATATCGATACCTGACGTTTAAACGATGGGTCGTAGTACACCTTTTTGAAGGCGTTGCCAGACAGGCCCAAGCCCCACAACATGCGCTCATGCTCAGGACGGTATTCCGTCATGACATCAGTCAATTGGTAGTTCATGTCATCTTGGACACGCTTGGCGGCTTCCTTCTTGGCCGGGGTCTCTTTGCCGATGATCTGCGTTTTCACAGGGCCAGCGGCGGGGAAGGTGGACATCATGGTCTCGGACTGGAACTTGACCAGAGCCTCGGACAGCATGGGGTGATAAACACCGCAGGCTCCTTCCCAAGGTTCCGATCGCTCCTCGAGCTTCATGCCAAGGAGTTCAAGGCCGTCAACGTAGGTCTGCATCCAGTCTTTGCGGCTGGAGACATCATCCTCAAAATCAGAAGCCAACTCGCTTGCCAGTGTCTCAAGCTCTTGCTCGGACATGTCCTCTGCCAAGTTGCGGTTGAAATCATCCTCATCCTCGCCGGGTTCCATGTGGATGTCCATGTCTCCAACATGAATATCCACTGACTCGGGGTCTTCAATTTCAATCTCAATTGGGGATGAGTTGGCGTCCATCGACTCCAATTCATCCAAACCCATTGGGGCTGCGTACAGGGATTTCTCAATAGCCATCGTGTGTCCTTAGTAGTAGGAGGCTCTGCGGCGGAAGGACTTTTCTTCATCCTGCTCATCGGAAGCCAACTGAATGAACCCGCCGCGCCGGTAGCGCAGCAATGCTTGCGTCATTGAGTCAACCAAGTCATCATGATCGCCAGAAGGAAATGCCGCGACTTCCTCGATCAACTCATCTGCCCAGCGCGTATTGGGCACCCAAACATGTCCAGATGCAAATATATCAGCAACGGCGTTTAAACGAGCAATTTTGTCATTGCCCTTGCTGGGTGTGAACTCTTGAACGGGGATGCCCATCGCACGAAGTTCAAAGATCAGCGGTGAGCCTGCGGCCTTGGCTTCAACGATCAGGCTGTCCACTTCCCATTCTTTGAACTCATCAAAAGCACGTTGCTTGAGTTCCGGGAACTCCATGCGTTTCTTGAAAGCGTTGAGCAAAATGATGTTGGCGCGAGATTTGCCTGTTTCATCGTCCTGATAGAACACACCCCATGTGGTGCAAGCCGAGAAGTCGGAGCGTTCCGTCTTCAAGAAGGCTGTATCCCAAGACTGGATGATGAATTCGCAAAATGGCGGGCTGTCATGATCCCAAATCTTCCAGTATTCGCGCTTGACGATCGCGCCTTCCTCGGAAGTAGGGTTCTGTTGGTACTGCGCGTTCCATTTGGAGGTGGGAATCTCAGCCTTGATGGCCTCAAGTTCCTCTTTTTTCCAAAATCCGGGCCACAAAGGGGCACCGGAGGGCAAAAGGGCGGGAAATTCAATGACTTCCCAGCCATCTACGCCGTCTTTTTCGCTGTTTTTGAGAATCTGACCTGTCAGGTCACGTTTAGACCAGCGAGTCATCACCACAATGATGGCTCCTCCCGGCTGTAAACGCTGACGGGGGCCGGATGTGTACCACTCATACACGTTGTCAAAGACTGCGGGGTTGTTCTGCTTGGCTTCTTGTTCCGAATGGGGGTCGTCGATGATCAAAAGATCAGCGCCCTTACCGGTAACGGCACCGCCAACACCGATAGCGAAGTAGTCGCCCCCTTCGTTGGTGTTCCATCTGCCCGCAGCCTTGGAATCTGAGGAGAGCTTGGTGTCAAACACCTTCTCATACTGCGAGGATTGAACCAAATTCCTGACCTTACGCCCGAACCCAACGGCCAGTTCTGCGGTGTGAGCAGTCTGAATGATCTTCTTTCCGGGGTGAATGCCCAAGAACCATGCCGGGAGCAAGTAGGAAGCAAACTCCGACTTGGTGTGCCGAGGAGGCATGTTGATGATCAACCGCTTCAACTCACCAGCAGCCACACGCTCAAAGGCATCGGCCATGATCTGGTGGTGCTTGCCCGAGATAAAGCCTTCCCACATCTGCGAGACAAAGAAAATGAAAGACTGCCTGCACCTTTCAGTCTTGTCCATCTCCAGAAGCTGGCGAATCTTCCTGCGCTCATCCAGACCCACCATCGGGATCATGGAGTTCAAATCGTCAATCTCCTGCTTTGTCAGCAATGTCATAGACCCAGAACTTCCTTCGCTCCCTTGTCCAACACCCGAATGGAATTGAACTTGTACGGACGCATCGTCACCCATCCCTCATCCTGCAAATTGTGGACGATCCGGTGAATGTTCGACTTTGACTTCAAACCAATCCCATTGGCAATCACCTGATAGGAAGGAGCCACCCCATGAATCTTCATGTAGGCACGGATGAAATCCAAAACAAGTTGGTGCTTCTCAGACATGGCTGAAGTTTAAACACAATTGTGAACGTTCGCAACAGTGTAAATACACTTTGCTTCGCTCAGTTGTGTAAACGCAAAAATATATAGGGGTGGGGCATTCACGTTTAAACTTGTGACGGGGGGTGTTTGGGTGGATGGTGGATGAGAACGTTCTGGTTGTGAAGAAGGGGGTGAGGGGATGAGTGAAACACAGTGCAAGGTCAGGCGGGGAGTCCCAAACGTCAAAAAGGGGTGTGGGGGTCACTCACAGCCGCTCCCGGCATTCCGCAAGCCGTACCCCAGCGCACCACAGGCCGATGACCGTAGCAGAGGCATCACTGTTTAAACGGCACAGTCAACGGCTCCACTTCCATGTCAATGATCTGCGCTCGCTTCATCGGTCTGCTGTTACTCATGAGACGCAAGTGTCCCGCCAAATCCTTCTTCAACTGCTCTGCACTCACGCTCACCTCATCTGTGACCTTCTCCTCTTGTTTGGAGAACATCCCGACAGTCTTTCCCATCAACTCCAGTGCCTTCAAACGACTGCCCTCTTGCTTGCCTTCTTTCACATAGTGCAACAACGTCTTGAGTACGAACCGTTTGGTCGCCGCTGTGTCCTCTGCCAGCACCTCCACCGTCTCACCCCAATGCTCATTCAGCATCGCTTGGATTCTGCTGTCCTGTGCCAGCGACCATGCATTCGACTTGATCACTGTGGGCTTTGCCTTGGCATCTGGGTAGGCATCCCTGTAGGCTTGCTCTTGTGTCTTTCCCTCTATCAGTCCTCTTGCGAACTGGTACTGCTTGCCTGTCAGTGGTCTGACTCTCTCACTTCCTACAGGCTTACCGTCCACTCTCATTTTTGGAGGTTCTGCGAGAGCGGCTAACCGTTCCGCTTCGCTTATCTGACCGGGCGATTCATCCCCGTCTGCACCCTCATCCTGTGCGGCATCTTCCAAAGCCTTCATGTAGTCACCTCTGGACAGTTTGCCCTCACTGTCCAACTGCTCGCTGTGGATTTTCATGTCGTCACCCTCTCACTGTGTTTAAACCTACAAGGTTCGCATGGTACAACCTACATTCGGACTTGTCCACAGGGTGTGGATAACTCCCGAATTGTCCACAGGGTGCTGTGGATATGTGCATAACTTATGTAAACTTTGTTATGACACATTGCGTTTAACGCCCCTGTCGTTTCCCGGCAATACCACGGTGGCCCCAGACCCTCTCAGCGCCTTGTAGGCCGTTTAAATCGGTTGTCCTTTGAAACCCTGCATTTGGTATGACACCCTGTAGTCTGCCCTCTATATAGAGCGTTTTTCCCTGCTCTCTCATGTCATCCATACCTTGTCTCACTTCCCTGTCTGGAGTGCCCAAGCCTGTCGGTCGGACTAATAACCCCACAGATCACTCAGGTATATGTTGACACTGGTTTAAACACTTGTGCTATGATTCGTCCAACTGCTAGTGATAGCAGATGTGAACGGCCCACGATAAGGTCGGTCTGAGGCGAAACCCGGAGGAAGTCCGGGAGCAAGTCAGACAGGGTTCAAGCCCTGTAGCTGTCCACCGTGACGCTAGATAAAAAATCCCCTATGTGATTCCACCGTGATGCACAGCGTGTCTGTGCATTGCAGTGCAATCCCGCACATCACTGGAGACCCCTTATGACATACAACGAATACCACACCACCTACACCAACAAGGCCAAGAGCTACTCGATCAATGCCTGTCGCCGTGCGCTTGAAGACTGCTACGCCACCATGACGATGTGGAACGCAGAACTCAGCGCCGAATACAGCACCCGCCTGTGGGCTGAGATAGATGCCATGCGTGAGCGCATCGCCTACCTGCAACGCAAGCACTGATTTCACCGTGAAGCCCATGCTGTGGGCTTTGCAGTGCAACCCGTTTAAACCAACCGAAAGGAAAACCATGTCCCGCTCTGTCTCTTACGCCAACAATTCTGTCCACATCGAATACGCTCACATCGACTGCGATGATGAATATGACTTTCAGTTTGTCCTTGAGGATATTCAATCGGCACTGACCCGCGCATTCCCCAGCGTCACCGAATGTGACGAATGGGTCGGGCGAGAGGATCACGCCATCGCAGAAAACCGATTTGCTTACTTTGGAATCAGCGAATACTGTGGCCTGATTTCCGTCTGGTGTACCCCAAAGGACACCGACTACTACTCTGATTCGGGGTTTGAAAACCTGCGCGATCACTGGGTTGATCAAGTGGGCAAGACGTTCCGCAAGACTGTGCGCTCTTCCGTGGGGACGCCCCTGTCTCTGGTCGGTCGATTCAGTAACGGCGAAGCTATTTTTCAGGCGGTTTAATCATGACCAAGTATTACATCCACATCCCATCATGGGCACACGCCATGACTGCATACGGCATGAACAAAAAAGATGCGCTGATTCGCTTCAAGCACCAGCATGGCATGACCCGTATGCCTACGGGCTACGGAATCTGGGAGGCATGACCATGCACATCGCCCTTATGTCCATCATGTCCGCTGGCCTGTTGGCTGTCGGACTGTCCAATGACTGGCACACCGTGATGATTCTCGGTGGGCTGTTTACAGGTCATGCACTGACCGAACTTCTAAACCACTAGCACTGTGTGTAAACCTGTGCAATAATATCAACCGTTCTCATTTCACTGAAAGCACCTTATGTCTCAATACCAAACCCGTGAAGAGTGGCTGACCGCCGCCGTGGAGGAACTGCGCCCTGTCTTTGAGGGTGTCGGTCGCCCTGTCCCCCAGAAAATTCGTGTGGCCTGTGGTTTCCCTCTGGATGCCAAGCGAAGCAAGGCCATCGGGCAATGCTGGGCTGACACCGCATCGGCTGACCGCGCTATCGAAATTCTCATCAGCCCCACGCTGGATGACAAGGTCACCGTTTTTGAGACACTGGTGCATGAGCTTTGCCACGCTACCGCCGGGGCAATGAACCACGGCGTCAACTTCCAGATCGCCGCCAAGGCCATGCTCTTGCAGGGTGTGCATCAGTCCAAGCAACCTTGGAAAGCAACCAAGGGCACGGCTGACTTCCTCCCTGCATACGGCGACATGATCGAAGGCTTGGGTGACTACCCTCACGCCGCCCTCACCTTCAACACCCGCAAAACCCAAGGCACACGGATGCTCAAGGCTTGCTGTCCATCGTGCGGGTATACCGTGCGACTGACCCAGAAGTGGGCAGATCAAGGTCTGCCTACCTGCCCCTGTGGCGACTCCCTTTCCCTGTAACCCCAACCGAAAGTAAATCATGGCACTCAACCAACTCATCATCGAAATCAGCCGCCTCCCTCTGGGTGTGGTGGCTGGCGCTTACAACAAGCACAACAAAAACCCCCTGCCGGGGGCGACAAAGGCCGACTGCGTCCGCTGGCTTGCCGAGCGGGTCGATCAAGGCTCCCTCTTGATTTCCGAGGTCAAGGGCGCGGCCCCCGGCACTCTGGCTGTGGCCCCCGTGCTACCTGACCCTGCGACCATCGCCAAGGTGGATGCCGCTGGCTCCACTGCCAGCAAGGCGCATGATCTGGCAATGACTGCCATCGGTCGCGCAGATGTGCTGGCTGACACGATGGACGCCCAGATCAAGGCCAGCAAAGCCATCGACAAGGCCGTGCAAGCCCTCTCTGAGAAGGTCGGATCATTCACCGTTGACCCTGACCTGATCGCGCAGTCTGTCGCCACTGCTGTCGCCACTGAATTCGCACCGTTTAAACAAGCTGTCCGCGATGTCGGCGCTGAGGCTGTGATCGCCGACCTCTCCTCTGTCCATGTGGTCGGGCACAAGACATTTGCCGAGGTGTTCGGTATCCACATCGTGAACGCGAAGGGCCAACCGATGACCGTAGCCCTCTGGAATGACCCCGCCGCCCCGGCTGTTGATCCTGATTTCATCTGGACTGCCGACATCTTGCGTCACCTCGCGCTGTCTGATGCCACTGGTGAAAACGTTTGGTTCGGTGGTGAGAAGGGCACAGGCAAGTCTGAGACCGCCCGTCAATTCGCCGCCAAGACAGGCCGTGGGTTTAAACGTATCAACTTCCACAAGCACACCTGCGCTGAGGAATACTTGGGAGCAACTGGTCTCATCGATGGCAACACCCATTTTGAGCCACGCGACTTCCTGACCGCCTACACCTCGCCCTCCACGGTGATTCTGTTGGATGAAATTACCAACGCCGATCCGGGTGAACTGGCCCCGCTCAACGGGTTTCTTGAACCCAACGCCGCTGTGTCATTCGGTGGTCAGGTCTGGCGCAAAGCCCCCGGTGTGCTGGTCTTTGCCGCTGATAACACCTTTGGCTCGGGTGATGATTCCGGTCGGTACTCTGGAACCCGTGTTCAAAACGTGGCGCTGGTTGATCGATTCTCGCGGGTGATCCCCTTCACCTTCTTGCCCCAGCATGAGGAGGTCGCCGCCATCGTCAAGCGCACAGGGTGCCACACCGCGCTGGCTGAATACGTCCACTCTGTCATTCGCGCCGCCCGTGCGAAGGTCGAGCAAGCGGAAATTGTTGATGCCCCATCGATCCGCTCCATCATGGCCTTCATTCGGGCCTTGCAAGTCCTGACACCCCGTCAGGCATGGGAGACCGCTGTTGTCGCCCGTCAACCCTCTGAGTCCCACGCTACCCTGCGCGGCCTGTATGAGGCTTACATCGATGAAACCGTCCTGATCAATAACCTGTGAGGTCAACATGAAGATTTACAAAGGCTATCAATTCAAGTCTGCCGTGGCAGAACTGATCTGCAAAATTGCCAAGGATGTGGGCCACACCGTCCGCATCAGGTGGGACTCTGGTATCACCACCGCTGGCATCAATCACTGGGGCGATGTCCACCTCGCTGATGTGGCAGATGACGCCGTGCTGACCCATGTTGATCTGGTCAAGTATGTCGGGTTTGGGGTGCATGAAATCCTCCACGCCAAGCACACCAATTTTGGCGTCATGTCATGCGACCGATACCTTGATCAACTGCACAACGCCGTAGAGGATGCATACATCGAGCGCGAAGGCATTGCCAACGTGATGACTGGCAACATCGCCAACCTGCTGACCACGCTGGTGGACAACATGGTCGCCAAGGCTGTGGTCGAGGTGAAGGACTGGGCCGACCCCCGTCAATACCCCTTTGCGCTGGCGATCTACCTGCGTGATCACGCTGTCAACAAAGTGCCTTTGGCTGATGGGTTGGAGCCGATCTTTGCCGAGGCCAAGCGCCGCTTGGTTAACTGCAAGTCTTCCACCGATACGCTGGCTGTTGCCGAGTGGGTTCACAGCCAACTGAAAAACCTGCCCGAGAATCCCCCTCAGAAGCCTCAGAACGGGTCTACAAGCCCCGATCAAGGTGAGGGTGAGGGTGCAGGTCAGGGTAACAAGCCCTCTGTTGGCCCTGCCCGCCGACCTGCTGATTTTGAGGAGGCCGCATCTGCCGAGCCAGAGAATGACGCACCCGCTGGCAAAGGTGGTTCGGGTTCCTACTCAGAGGATGCCACTGTCTGCAAGCCCGGAAGCCACTTGAAAACCGCCGCTTGGATGAACAAGGACATTGTTATCCCCGCCCGTCTGCGGTATGAGGTCAAGCGTTTGTTTGATGATTCAGGCATCAATGACTTTCAGCGCAACCGCCGTGCTGGGTCGGTCAACGTCCATGCATTGACCAGCGCAGGGTACAACGACAAGGTGTTTAAACGCCGCCATGATGTGGCGGGCATCGATACTTGCGTAGCGATCCTGTTGGACATTTCCGGATCGATGTTTGCTGACGGGGACTACAACGCTGAAACGCACATGAATCAGCGGATCACCACTGCCGTGCAGTCATGCATCGCCCTGCTGGAGACCTTGCAAAAGGCTCAGGTAGCGACAGCCGTGCTGACGTTCGGCGGTCGGGTCGCCGTGCAGAAAACCTTTGAGCAATCCACCTTGAAGGCAATCGAAGCCCTGCGCCGCGCCGATGATGATGGTTCGACCAACGATTACTTTGCTGTGCGCTATGCACACAAGTTGCTGTTGAATCGTCCTGAGCAACGCAAGATTTGCTTTGTCCTGACAGACGGTGATGGCTTTGTGTCCGAGTGCCACGATCAAGTCCTGACAGGCGAGCGGCTGGGTGTGACCACCATCGGGCTGGGCATTGAGCATCAGGTGGGCCATGTCTACCCGCAAAACGCGACAGTCATTGACCTGCGCGATCTGGGCAGTGTGTCGTTTAAACAAATCAAGCTGGCCGCTTGATACAACCCGCCCCCTCGGGGGCTTTTTAAGGAGAACTGAAATGAACACCGCAGAAAAATTTGCCTGTGACGAGTGGCTGTCCACCTATCCGGATGATGCCAGTTACGATGAGGTGATCGACATGATCCATGATGATGACGAGCGGGTCATGGCATGGGCCATTGACGCAACGATGGGTTATGAAATTGTGGAGCGCATCGACTGCACAAGGATGCACTTTGAGGCTGTTGTTGACAAACTGATGACCGTACCCTCGGAGGCTCCCCATGCATGAGCAACTGATCAACACCCTGCGCGGCGCTGGTTGGATCGTTACCCTGTTTGACATCGGCATTGACGAGGCTTGCCTTGTCCTTGCTGTCAAAGCCACCGTCAACGATCTGTTTTATCTGGGCCGCGAATGCGCCGCGATGGATGTGGGCGCAGTGTTCTACAACCCCGGCGACAAGCTGGCCTATTTCCCCGCTATGGTCGCTGACGCAGAAGATTTCAAGCTGGTGATGGCATGAGGGAAATCAAAGCCATCACCCACCACCATCCCGTCTTCTTGAAGGAGGCATACAAGTATGAAAGGATCAAGCTGTTCAGCGATGATCGGTTCTTCCGCAAAGGGGATCGATACATCAAATTCAATCCAAGCACCCTGCGGTTTTGCGTTTACACGCACACGGGTAAGATGCCAAATCTTGCAGGGTCATTCGACAATATTCTGTCCGCAATGTTCAACACTTGAAAGCAAACCATGATCACCACAACCGAATTTTTTCTTTTCATTGGCTGGGTACTGGCTATCGTCTGGGGGTTCCACTGGAAATCCGAAGCAAAGAAGTCTCACCGCCTGATCATTGAAATGTTTGAGAACGACACCATGAGGGAGCGCATCGTGAAAGACTTCCAACTGTTCAAAAAATCCATCATCAAAGATGTGTAAAAAGAAAGGGGGCGCAAGCCCCCTTTCTTGTTGACCCCGTCAGGATGGAAAGTATCACCCCCGGCCAACTGATGCGGTTATCCTTCTCCAAGCCACTCACACCTTACGCTCGGGCGGGGCCAATCAACCCCGCCAACCCAAGTCAAAAACTGTCCAGATTCTCCGTGTAGACACCCGCTGTCTTGTTGTACAGGAGAGTCGTTTCCCCCTGCGTACCGACCCATCGGTATCGGCACTTCCACACAGCAATCTCCACCACTGCGCCCTGTCCCCTGTGTACAGTCACGCCGCAGTCGGCCTTAGCCCACCACGCCATCGATCCACTGATCGACATCCCGTCTGGTCGCGGCTGTTCATTGCCTGATCGGCTCATCTTGGAAGGATGGGCCACGAACCATGTATGCACATCGTTCGCCATGCAAAACTTCCTCACCTTGGTCAGCATATTGCTGATCGCCTCTGTCTCTGTTGAATCCTTCTTGTCCATGTCAATGTAGTTGTACGGGTCAATCACCATGCCCCGCACACCCATGCGTTTGACTGCGGCCCGTGCCCTCTCAAGGATTGAATCCAACGTGCTGGGTTCCTCGCCGTTTGAATCGATGAACAGGAAATGATCCTGCACCCATTTAAACGCTTGCTCTTTCTCTGCCTCGGCCATCCTGTCGCGCCCGTCAAAGAACCGTTTGCCCATGTAGATTTCCATGAGTCGGGTGATGTGTATCTCAGGCTGGTTTTCAAATGAGCAGATGGCAAACTTCCAATCCGACCCCTTTGCGAGGTTGACCATGATTTGATCCACGAAGTTAGACTTACCCGAAGATGGGTATCCGGTGACCACCGACAACTGACCGGGGGCCACCGTGTAAATCTCATCCACTGTCGGGTAACCGGTGGACATTCCTTTGCCGGTGCCCTGTTTAAACAGATCATTGATCCGGTCGCGGTATACCTCGGGGTCGCTCAATCCGCTGATGGGATAGGGCTGCGCTCGGTCGAGGATGTCTTGGATGCTTTCCTGAGAAGGGTCATCGCTTGTGTGAACCTCGTTCAGGTCTTTCTTGTCAAACTTTGCGAGTCGGCATTTGTCTTTGCCGATTCGCCTTGCAAGTTCTTCTGCGAGCGCCTGACCGGGAGCGTCCTGATCGGTGGCAAGGATGACGTAGGGAGCGGCTTCTAGAATTTCCCGTGCGTTCCAAACAAAGGCAAACTTCTTGTCCTCAGAGGGGAGAACCTTTCCATCTGCGACCTTGACCGGAGCGCCGCCGGGTACTGACACGATGTTGTTTAAACCTACTTGAAGCCCGGTCAGGTAGTCCATCTCACCTTCTACGATGATGAGGGGCTGGCCCTTCTCTACATTCTCGATGCCGAAGAAGTCGTGCGCTCCTCCTGCCTCCTGTGTAAAGTCCTTACCGTCAATGGATCGGTACTTGGCCGCGACCAGTGCGCCGTTGCGGTAGTAGGGGAAGCCGATGGCCTCGGTCTCCTTGTCCAGTTTGTGAAACCATTTTCGGGCTGAGAAAAGTTTTGCTCGGTCGGCAGTCTCGGATGAGATGCCACGGGTTGCAAGGAATGCGTAATGCTCTGGGCGCAGGGCATTGTTGAGAATGATGGGGTTGGGTACGGCAGACAAAGTTGTCCTCTTGATTTCTTGTTTGTGTGGTTGAACTGAGCCGTTGGCAGAGCAGTGGTGGCAGTGATACACCACCGCTCCGTCCGACTTGCGGGTAAGGGTCATGTCCTTGATGTTCTTCTTTCTGCGCTCGGGCAGACAGAAGGGGCAGACAACCCTCGTTGTCTCATCGAATGAGACTGAGGATATGACGGCGTCAATCATTTCATCGAGCCGTCCGAGTTTCTTTTAAACGATCTGTTCTTGGATGGGGATTCCAGTTTGATACCAGTTGCATTTGACCCTCCCTTGCTCAGAGCTTTAACGTGGGCCACATCTTTCCCGGTTCGATCCACACCCTTTGCATCCAGCTTTCGTCTGGCGCGTTGGCGCTCCATTCGGTTTTCATGTTCTCCACGGGCTTTTTGGAGTTTGTAATCTTGTTTGTAATCACGGGGCATGGGTGTACTCAAGGTTAAATTTTGGGGCGGATGAACCGAAGACAGCAAAGCTGATCGCGGCTCCGTATCTGGTGTAGCAGATGAGCAAACAGGTCATCTCTCCAGCAATACTGTACTGAGGATTGACCACGATGTCACCCAATTCCTGACCATTTAACAGGCTCAAATCGCTTTGCTCAACCAGCTTGCATTCCCATGTGGGGAGGACACTCAATGTGCCACCGTCTTGGAATGCAATGCAAACATTTGATCCGTTTAAACCAATGTCAATGATGGTTCTGTTTGCGATGGTTTTGAAAACGTCAATGTTTGTTTTGATTCTTGAGCTTTCCAAAGTTGATGGGTTGGGCTGGCTGGCCCACGGTTTAGGGTTTACGATGGTTCCGGTTAGAGACCCACTGCTTGGTTGAACCGGGTTTGTCTTTTGAATAAGACCAGACTTGGTTGCCATCTGCGCCGCAGCAATTTTTCTCTGTATATCAGCGTCTATAGCGGATTGCCCCGCCATGTGCATCTCCATGTCTCTTTTCAACGCCGCCATCTTGTCTCTGACAACCCAGTCCATCAGGTCTGCCTTATCCTGATCTGCGGGGTCAACGGCAACAATCATTTTGTCGGTGTTGATGTCGTACTGAGCGGGCGTTTTGCAAGCTGACTTATCCCATTTTTGCCAGTCTTCCCACTGCTCTTTCGTCAGAGCCAATGTTGTTTTTTGAATTGCCACTTTCTTTCTCCTGTTTAAATGAAAAAGGGACTCCGAAGAGTCCCCTGCTTACTCGCTCAAGTCGAGTTCGTTTTGGTCTGCGTCCCGGACGCTTTCGACCTTTGTTCCTTGGCTGATCAGGTCAACCAATTCATCCTGTCCGGCGACCCGAACATTGAAGGTTGTCTGCGCAGCATGAGACAAAGCCTGAGCGCGGCTCTTGGCCCGCACCAGTCTTGCTTCAGTCCCGTGATACACAGCATAAATTCTTTCACTCATCTTCATTCTCCTTGTTGGTTGTCAAAAGAGGGACAACCTTCCTCTTATCCCTGTAGAACCCCTTATGATTTCTGGTGGATGTTTGAACAAAGCACAGCCTTACCGTGGTCAAAACCAACAGTTCGCTCTGTGCCATGATTTCCGGAGCCACGCCATCACATCACACTACCTCAGACTTCTTCCACCGCCGCGCTCTAAGGATTCGCCCACGCTCCCTGCTTTGGCTTGCTCATGTAACAGGGTTGTTTAAGAAGCCACCATCGACGTACCGCATGGATTCCGAG